CATCTCCTGGCAAGTGTGGCATAGGGCTGCGAGACATATTCCCCCTCGCCCCCCAGGTCTGTAGCAGCAATGAAGCGCAAAGAAGACGTGCCGTTAGGCATCACGTACTCTATGAGCGCCCTGTCCTTAATCACTCCAAGAACTTCTGCCGGACGCTCGCCCTGATTGGCCCATATATCTATCCAGTCCCCGACCTCAAGCCTCCTGTCTTTCATCATCCTTCTCCAGTGTTTCGTTGACGTAGCCCTTTGCGTGGTGCATCAACGAGGTAACTATCTCTGAACAGTAGTCGTTAGGTTGAAGGGATGCCTCAAGCCGAACGCTTGCCTCTTCATCCCCCTTCTTGTGTGAATATTCGACTGCAACACCTACAAAGTGCATTTTTTTGCCCTCCTTCTAACTCTTGCCTCAATCATTCTTAGGGCCTTCGCATCATCTTCCATGATGGGCCTCTTCCAGATATTCTTGGTCTTCCACCACTCGACAACTTCCCAAACCAACCCTTCCGCCGCTCCGGTTCTTCCTGCAACCAACTTGACGAAATCTTTCTCCCACTCCAACTCGGCGAGACGCCGATCTCTGATCTCCCATAGAACTGGGATCATGTCCAGGTATTTTTCTCTTTCATAACGACAGTCGATAAACCACTCTACGTCCTCCAGGGAGATTGCATCGTAGTTCAGGACAAAGGGGTCGTTGCGGCGGAGAATGAAGGAAACTCTATTTCTGCGCTCCCTGACACTCCTATACCATTCAGTGTACACTTCCCCGCCAGGCTGGTAGAGAATTATCAGGCCCTCTGCATCGTTAAAGTACAACCTCTTGACTGTTTCAATTCTTTCTACCTTGTACACGCCCCAACCTGGCGCTTTTGGGCAATTGAACTCGTTGGAGTAGTATCTAAGGAAGCGATCTCGCCTATCACTTCCTATTTGTTCACGTGAGGAACGAATTGCGACCAATACCCTGCCGCCGCGTTCGATCTGTGAGTTGATTTTCTTCTTCCACTCTGAGTACATTATGCGGCCCGGTGGAGCGAGAGAGATTTCCGCATCGAAGATGGTCTTTACAAGGCCCTCGTCATACGTTGACTGATCAAAGAGATCGATCATCCTGGGCATGGGGTGAAAGACCTCTGTCCTGTCAATTAGGCCCTGTAGCAGAATCGCTTTCTTTCTGTACGAGAACTCTACATCGCCCACTTTCTCTCTATCGTGGCTCCAGCCACTTTCTTCTGCCTTTATCCAAGCGTCTTCAAGCTCAGTAGGCCCAGGAAATAACTTGTTAGAAATGATCGCCTTCGTCCAAATTCGGTAGACCTTATCGCCATTACGGATCAACAGGTAGGTCCTGTTGTTTTTTGAATTCAGGAAGGAATTTACAATCGGGTCCTCGCTATACATTCTCTTTTGGCGAGAGACTTTCATGGCGACTACGCCCTTTTTGTGAGGGAGTGCAACACGAAGGTTTTTGGGTTTAACAACCCAATCGTCAAAGTCGTCGATCCTTTGAAAGTCAATGCCGAATGCGCTACCCTTGCCTCTTCGGGGATCGCCGACCTCTTCATCCATATACAGTACTCTTTGCTGAAAGCAGATCGGCTCGTTCATGTCGGCAGGAAAGCCATCTCTTATTTGAAGGATTTCTTCTTCAATGCCAAGGTACAATTCAATGACACCAATTACTTTCTTGATTTGGATAATCTGGTCCTTGTACTTCCTGACTATTGCTTTTAACTGCCTGGCATTCCGCTCGATTACTGCCTGAATTGCCTGCACCCTCTCCATTGAGGCTCTACTTGCTGCCTCCATTGTCTCTAGGTGATCTTTGTCCATTCTTGTCGTTAGTGCCACGGTCTCTTTATCTTCCCCAACATCAGCGGCAAAAGCGCTTGGATTCTTCATGGCTTCGACAGCCATTCTTTCTACTTCACCAACATTGTCAACGCCCCTGGACACGACAATTGGGCGCTCATACCTCTCAAAGTCGTCTATTTCATATCTCTTTGTTCGTTCTGATAAGGTAAAAGTACCATCGTCGTTCAATTCATCGACTTCTTTGTAGGTTATGAATACTTTTCCGTCCTCTTCTTCGACATTGGTGATCTTCACGTAGGACCCGTGATTGCTGTCAATACACACATCGCCGGGTCTAAATTTGCAGAGATCGACTGTCTTCAGTTCTACTTGCTGCTTTTGTATTTCTTTGCTCATTTCCCTTGTCCAGAATTAGACTTGCTACAAAGCGTCTAGGCGGTGCTTGGTTCTTGTCTCGCATTTCTCGCAGGTCTTTATTGTCGTGAGAGGATTTGCAGGATCGGTATGCGATATGAAGCTTTCTTCATACTCTATTTCGGCTTTGTTATTACAAGAGGTACACCGAAGGCAAAGATTCTCGACCGGGATAAGACTCCAGCGCTCCAGGTCCCTGTATTCTTCTGGCGTGAGCATTTCAAGGCCGATCTTTAGTAGATTTAAGGCCGACTCGCCAAAAAGATGGAGACTTGCACATCGCTGCTCTAGCGTGCCATCAGCAGCGTTGACCATGTTGATGAACTTACTCCATTGCTCGTCTGTTGTTAAAATGGCTGCGTTGAACAAAATTGAAGAGGCCACACTATCAAGGTGCTTGCGCGTACATCTGTGGAAAAGGTTGCCGAAGAAAACATGCGTGGTCATTTTATCTTCTCCCTCTCCCCGACAAAGTTCAACAATTGTTCTTCTGCTGTTTCGAGTTCTTGCCGACAGGAGTCAGCGTATTGCTGAAGCCGTTCTTGCAAGTAATCCAGTGCAGAATCCAGAGAGGTATGTGCATCCCTGCCCTTCGCAATGAATCTGCTGCAAAAAACTGAGCCAAGGATATTCTTCTTTGTTTCCATCGATATTGTATAGCGCTTTGGTGTTTCCTTGACAAGCTTGGCACAGGCAAGGCTTGCCCGACCACGACTAAATTTTGTAATGTAGATCATTGCTCCGCTGGAAGACTTGGCGATTCCAAGGGCACCCTTCACCTTCTCGGCGTGCTGAGTGCAGAAGCCATAGCCCTGGATGGTCTCCACTGCCTTGCGCGAGCACTGGTGCGATCCATACCTGCCGTGACCACTAACACGGTGCCTACATCGGGACTCATCGGCCTTGCCGCTATACAGCGGCTTCCACACGAAGGTTTTCACGTCCGTTTTTATCATTCTACTTCCTCCTCTTTGGTTTTTACACAGGCAGGGCACTCATCGACAAACACATTCCCTCGCCGTCTCTTTCTCCATCCGGCAAACTTCGCCTCCTCTCTTGCTGCTTTTATATTTGACTTGGGGCCAGTGTGGCCCTGAATCGTTTCAGGGCAGAAGTCACACTGGATGATGACATTGACCACGATTGACATTCCTTACCTCCGATCTACCCTCACTATATTATTCAACCTGTAGCGAAAAAAGTTTACTTGACAGAAAAGGCCCTGCACAATGCAGGGCCTTGATGCTTGCACGGCCATCTCGCTATTAGAGTTTGCCTGTGGGTATCCAATTACCGAATTTTTCAATATAAAGCTTTTCTATTTCATACGAATCTACTTCTCGTTCTTCATCGCTGTAAAAAATCGTTGAAAAATCTTCAAGTGTCGGCGGCATACCAAACATTGTGTAGCAGATTGGGCAGCTTATGAACTCTTTGTATTTGTCACCTTGCTTTTCAATAAGGCACTCATGGCATATATGCGTGATTTTTGCCTCGCCGGTCAGGGCAAAGCTGGTACTTGAAAGCGGCCAGTTTGCATCGTGGCCGCAGGCGCATTTTTCTCTGGGAAGATCACCGTGCCTGATCTCGGTCATAATTCTGATAGCTACCGTTGCTACTTGCTTTGCTTCATGATACACAGAGCCACCGTCACCCATCATTGCCGTTGCCAGTTCACCAACTTCTTCCGCAAGGGCCATGTACAGCCTCTCGTCAGCGTTGTTTGGATATTTCTCTTGTGCAAATTTGAGTTCTTCTAGAATAGCACCAATCACCACTGAGTTCATCTTGCTTTCCCCAACGGAATGACACCAAGGGCAGGTACTTGCAGGCCATTACCGCCTGTCTCTGGCAACAATTCAGGTGTCGGCTCCGATGTCACTGTTGGGGTGCCCGTTGCCGTCACCGCCTTTGTTGGCCTCGGCGTGGCCGTATCGGTCGGCGAGGGGCTTGGCATGGGCGTGTTTGTCTTGGTGGGAACCGGTGTCTTGGTGGGTGTCGGCTCGACTGTTGCCGTGTTTGTCGGTGTCTGACTTGGTGCAAGCGGTGTGAAAGTTGGTGTTGGCGTCACAATCACAATGTCTTCCTCTGGCCCCCAGAAAAAGATGAGGAATGCGGCCAGGAACAAAATTACTCCAAGGACGATTGTAGCAATGCCCCTTTGTCTGTTTTTCTTACTCATTTTGGCTCCTTTCGCCATAAAGATTATCCCAGATAGCCCTACGATTCCTGACAAAAATACAATTGACAAGTCTCCCGCAGCATCGCTGGCATCGTAGTCAGCCTGTCGCGGGGGAACCCTAGTATTGAACCACGGCGTATTAGTCGGCCAGGGAGTTGGCGCAATCTCCACCGGTCCCTCGCATAGCATATTCCATACCGGTTCGATTCGAGAGAACCCTATCACTTCTTCATGCCAGCCCCTTTGAATCTCAAGTGCAGGCTTGAAGCACCTGAAGCGACTTACGCACGGTGCTTCATATCCGATATTGTAAGCCAGAGAATAGTAAGCTGTTCGTTCGACTATTGCTACCAGCCTATCTTCATAGTAGACATCGGACAGCATCATCTTATCTTCTTCAACTGCTTCTTCCAAACCCTGCTCATCCCATACAAGTGCCCCGTACTCGCCGAGCCATATAACCGGTTGAAGAGGAACCCATACTCCACTGACCCTTTTTGTCGGCGGGTCAAAGATTTCTCTGTATTCATCCCAGGCTTCCCACAACTTGTCAGTGCAAGAATGACCATAATAGCAGTGTACCCCGGCCCTAACCTGGCTCCAAGCTGGCAACCAACCACTCTGGCTTTCTACCTCATTCCAAAAATCTCCATAGAAGTCCTGTTTTTCGGCAGGGAATGGACCGACAACGATTGTGCCATTAGCTACTGCTTCCTGAAGGAATGGAATATAGTCTGCTACCGCTTCTCTCCAATCACCAATGCCGTAGGTTCCTATATCCCATTCATTAGAGAACATAAGGTAGTCTATATTCTCTTTCTCAGGCTCGGTGAGTAAAGGCCACTGATCTCTCACTTGGAATGGGTATGCGAAATATGGAACCATCGTGCTCCCATAGATATACCCAGGACACATATCTGATGGTAATTGTATTCCAAAAGAATTGACATACCAAGACGGATTCAGTGCAGAAAGCTCTTCGCAATTTGCCTTTTGTTTACACACGCCAAAGCCTGGCTGCTTGATCGGGCATTCTTGCCCCTGTTCAATTGTCACCTTGGGCAAGAAGGCACCGTTGTCATACAGGGGCGAGACAAACACCCTATTGATTGTTATGGAATCTGCTGTTGGGCTCTGCTGTTGGATAACGGATGCAATCATGGTAGAAACGATGAGCACGATGATTATGACTGCAAGTATTGCTATGTATCTTCTCGATTTCTTCTTCATACTTCCCCCCCTCCTACGAATACATCTAAAGCTCGGCGCGGGGTTTCAGCGTGGGCTCTATGACCTCTTTACATCCGCCCCGCGCCTTGCACCGGATTACCCTCCCTTGTGCCCCGGTGCATTCTGCGAAAAACAATTCAGATTCTCTTTACACCACCACCTTTCTTCCAAGTAGATCGCGCAGCAAGTCGATACGTTTATTGTGTAGGCTTCTGTATCACCGCTCACTACTTGGGATATGGCAGCTTTCCCATTCTTCTTTGAGGGTGCATTCGACACTTGTCAACCCATGACCAAGCTTTTTATAAATGCCAACTGCTGCCCTTAATGAATGCCTAGCTGCTTTGAGCAAAACACCCTGCTGCCTATCTACGACTTTGGCTGCTGAGTGTCGAGCCACCAATGGTTCGGACATAATGCCCACATGCTCCCCTTTTTGTAAATTCGACAATGATCGAGCAGGTGCCTATCTTTCTGTCGGATGGATTTGTATCTCAAGCTCGGCATGATCTCCTCAGTGAACTCGCCCCATCTGATCAGGGTGATTGTTAGCTTAACATCGGGACTTCTCCACTTTTTGATGGTGCGTGTTCTCTGCTTTAGGTCAACTGGCTCTGACCAGGGCACTGCATCCCACCAGCATAGCGCCAGCCAAACTACATCCCCGCCAAGGTAGCGCTCTGTCAGCTTTTTGTACTGGCTAGGCCCACTACTGCTTGGCGGCTTCGTCAACCTACTCAGGGCAAAGGACTTGTCCGGCGAAATGCCTTTGACTTCGACAAAAACGGCGCTTCTGTGCTCATCGCCCTCATCGATATACACGCCACCACGAAAATCAGCAGTGCGCTTCCTGTAAAAGTCTCTACCGCTCGCACTGGTTTCCCAATCGCCATCTTTCTCCAGCGCTGCTCCGAAAATCTCTTTCCCGCCGCGCCCGAACTTTGCCTTGGTTAAAACATACTTGACCCTATCCTCTGAATCGTTTTTTGGATCGAGGAGCGCGGACATAAAGGCAGAGTCCCTGGCCGATTGAGCAACTTCGTCACTGGTCGCCATGACCGGTGGTGGTTTTTCGTCTGTTTCTGGATCGGGCAAGCTCGCCACAAGCCTATCGAAATCATCCATTTTGAACCTTCTTTTCTAGCAGTATTGCTATGGCATCTGGTAGAGACCTTGGGCCATCGTCGCCAAGCGCAAACTGACGCGAGCCGCCGATACCACCTAACTGCCCTACGATCTCCCAAACTCTCTCGGTACTATCTTCATGGCCCTCTAGTCTCAAAATTATGTTCATTAGCCTGCACAGCGCCTCGGTAAAGGCATAGACTTCAGACCCCCTCTTTCCGCCGTTGACAATGATTTCAAATAATTCCTCGCTCCTATAACCGAGCGTGACAAAGATATCGCCGGATGGCGTTTGTATCTCTGTAGTTGTACTTTTAAGCTCTACTGGCCTCGATTTCATACCGGTCTAGCGAGATCGAGGAACTTTCTGAATCCATCCACGGTCCCGCCGTGCAAGACAAAAAAGTCGTCCGGCTTCACAGGGATTGAAGCGAGTCTCGATTTGCCATTCAGGAGAGACGCAACCCTTAAACCCTCCTCGTAGGCATCTGGATCGAAGGCAACGTATACAGTTTTGTAGTCATCGAAGTACTTGGTCCAGTGAGGGAGAAAAACCTGCTTGCCCATCGTTCCAATTGTGGGGATTCCTGTCCTCTCCTGGACTACCATTGCCTTCTTTTCCCCCTCTACAAGCATACACTCTTCCCCGCCGATGTCAAGCATATCGGCGTTGAAGAGTGTAATGGGCAGCCCTCCCATTTGTGGCCGGTACTTCCCTTGTCCGTTTGGGTTCGTCAGAACATGCCTGACGTTCCACAACTCGTCGCGCCACACAACGGGGATCGTGTGAGATGAGGAGTAAGGCGCTGTTGGGCACTTGTCGCAAAACCCAAGTTTATAGTGATTCATGGAGCTTGGGGAGATGCCCTGCGTTATCCAGTACTCATAGGCACTTGGCGTCAACGCCTCGTGATAACGAAGATGAACGTCCATTGACTTGATTCGTTCAAGCGCATCTATTTGGTCAGCAAGCTCCCTCGCTCGCCGTTCTTCTGCTGCTTTTTTGAGAACGAGCCGTTCCTCTGCTGTGAGGGGCTTCTGTTTATCTAAGGAGTCAATGAATGCTTTCTTGCCGCAGGAGCGGCACCAAACCCTTGGCCCTGATCTGCCGTTGACAAACAACTTAAACCGGCGTGAGTGTCGCCCCTTGCCGCCATCCCCACACCAGGGGCAACCGCCGTCGCTCCTGAATTCCCCTCTGCCATCTGGGATGAAATTGACCTGAAAGTGCCTCGCTGCAATTTCAACTGCATCAATCACCGTCATACCTCCTCAATGTCGATCTCGAATTCTGCGAGACGCAGAAGCTCTGGGCGAAGGTAGAGTGCCCAAAGATGTCGTCCGCTATCTCCGCGCTGTTTCAGCATTTCCATAAAGAGTAGCTGCTGAGTCAGATCGTACCTTCTCCCATGCACTTCAATCTGAACGGCCTCATTCGCCGTAACTTGTGGAACATCCTCGGTTCTCCAGGGCCTCCAAATGGAAAACTGTTTATCTGTGTGCTGCTCTGCCTGGGAAGACCACTGAACATCGTTCATCCTTGCCAGTTTCACGCCATAGTCATCTACGCGCCTGTGCGCCTGTGCGCCCAGGTAGAAGGGTGCATCTATATCTATTCCAACAAGCTTTGCACCCTCAATTGCTCTGGAGACCTGTGTTGTGCGCTCAACATTGTCGGCGCACGGAATAAGTTGCAGGTAGTCGGCACAAACCATTGTGACTTTCCTTTTCGCTATGCCTTTTCCTTGCTGGATGGCTCGGATTGCGCCAAGGAGAACATCGAGCGTGAGCCTAATACTTGGGTTTTTTCTGAATGTAGAAAAGCCTATCATGGTGATTGGGAGAATTCCATGAATAGCTACGTTTGCCTGTACGACGCCAAGGTCCACTTCGCCCCAATAAAAATCTGAACTTGTGTATCCATTGTTGCCGTTCTGCATACTCACACTAGACATGATAGAGCCATAGATCATATCAACTGTGCCTTCCCAGGTAGCGTAGATGACGGTCTCTTTTTGGTCCAGACCTGCTTCCATGATTTTCATTGCTTCATTCATGGCAAGGTAAGAGAGGATCGTGCTTTTTCCGTCTCCTGGGCGACCAACGATCAGTGCCACATCCCCGCCGCGCATTGGCAATACTCCCCCACGCGCACGGGCATCTATGGCGTCGATGCCCCACGTGATTCCGGGCTCACTCTGAATTTTTTCTGCGTTCAGAACGTGTTGCGTTGCTAATTGATCAGATGTATAGATGATATCTTGGATTTGAAATGTACTCATTCCTTCTCCTTATCCTGTTTTGATTATGTGAACGTTGCCTTCCTTCACAATCGGTGATTTCTTTGGTTCCTTCTTTTTGCCGCCCCTCTTCGGTATTTCTCTGCGGTCGTAGTATTCGAGCATGGTGTCTACGCTCCCTGCATACCAACCCGCCGCCAAGTATCCCGAAACAACCTCAGTCCAAAATTGGACATCGGTCACTGTTTGCTCAATGAGTGCGATCTGTTCTGGATTTGGTGTTTTGCCAGCTTTCTTTCTGTACGCAAGAACGGCGGGGTGAACTGTCACTTTAGCCTTTGGTCTGTGTTTTGTCAGGGAGTAGGAATGAATACCGCAGGCGAAACATTCTTTTTCTGTATCGAGTGCGTTTATTCTTACCGCTGATCCACACTCCTGGCACTCGACGGACCACGGAGGAGATGTGACCTTGCCCATAGAGTCTACGGACTTATCTTTGAAGTAAACTTGAATGTGAAAGTCTTCCTGAAAAGAGGGGGGAGCCTCTTCTTCTTTCTTCTTCTTTTCTTCTTCTTCGTGTACGCTTTTGCGGAGGGGTCCCGTACGCTTTTCCGTAGGGGTCCCATCCGGTTTTACGGAGGGGTCCGCTTTTCCGTAGGGGTCTTTTTTCCATAGCGCAAACGCTCTTTTTGCGAATGGGGAACCATCGTAGATACTTCTCGCGCCGGAACGTCTCGTTATTTCGAGCATTCCCTTTTTTTCGAGGCTCTTGGTTAGTTCACTGATCCGCGCCTCGCTGCCGTAACCCATTTCATCGGCAATCGATCTGCGAGATGGTTTACTCTTTCCAGTTGCGGAGTTGTAGTGATAGCTCGCAAGGTGAATTATGCAAAGCATTTCCTGTCTTGTGATTCCAAGCCTGGCGTATGTTGAGAGCATGAAGCGGAAGACCTGGACGTGACCAAGGCCCTCCATCTCGCCGCCCCATGTAAAGCTAAAAGACTCCATTCTCTTCTTCGTCTCCTTGCTTGTTGGTCGTGTTAATCGAGTAGGTATTCTTCAATGAGGGCAGAGGCGTGAGCCAGCCCGTGAGCGACCCCTTCTTTGAATCCAATTTCGCTTTCGCGGTCTTCCGGGCTCTCGCCGGGGGCAGAGCCTTCTGCCTTCCAAGCCCTTGCGATAAACTTGTCAGATTTTGCCTCTGATTCCAACAGCTTGACTAATAGTTCAATTCGTTTTTGCACTTTATCCTCTTTCTGCTGGTCGCTTGACTGGCTTAATATTTATCGCCGGTATCTATGTAGATGTGGAACCACCAGAATCCAAAACAGATTAATTTATTGCCTATGGCGTCTGGCTCAGTGAGAATCCCCAAATAACGATAACGGCGGTCAAGTATATCGAAAAAGATTGACACAGTACCTCCTTATAACACTAATTAGCCTGCCTCATTACGTTTGTCAATGGCCGCCCTGCCTTACTACCACTCAGTTGATGCCACGAACTTTGGTTTGTGTCCGAAGTGATCAATCCAGTGGCTTACACGCGCAGTAATGGAAACCCATGACCTTTCTGGGGTTGATATGTTGCCGGATCGTTTCAATTCGTATGACCAAACGCCGTCTGTTTCACACATTCTGAAATGTTCTTCCATATCCAGAACGGTCATATCTTCAGAGGGATAATCTGCGGAATAATTCTCAATGGAATCGTAACCGTACTGTTCTGCAAGTACTTTCTGGGCTTCTTCCCTAGAAGAAGCGATCACCCAATCTGTTTCATTGGTCCACATCGAAAACTGTTTCTGTTCCACCTTCTGGAAGCTCATTTCTTACCTCCTTTTTCTCCCGGTGTCAATAATGGTTATTGTGTATCCTGCCCATCTCGAATGATGACGTGTAACCTGGACAGCGTTTCAGATACCGTGATTTCTGTTGCGTCGGTATCTGACCAGCGTCCAGTTGTCGCCTCGTTCCAGGCACGAACGACGGCGAAATAGACTACGCGGCTCGGTAGATGGTTTGCTATCCAACGAGCCAGCTTTTTCTTAAATGACATTGGTTGCCCCATGTTTCCTCCTTAATTTGGTTATTATGCAGTCTGTTTGACCTGCAAGGCATGTCTTACCAGCGATGCTACAAAGCGCATCGGTGGATCGGGTATGTCTCGCGTGGGAGCGGGAATCTTTACTCTGGCCTTGTCCGTGACTTCTATGTACCCGCAATCGTCGGGTAGGTCATCCCTGACAATGCCTGGCGGAGCAACAATATAGAACTGATTGCTCAACTCTAGTGCCCCCTGTCGCTTCTGAGGATTCCGGATCTCTCGCAGATAATCAGATCTCGAAACCTTGATTTCAAATGCAATGCGAACGAGATCCTTGGATGGGTAACAGTTGATTGCAAAAGCATCCATGCGCTGTTCAAAGTTTTCATTGCGCCACGGCCTGACATACCCGGTGCCAAGGCGAACCTCATAAAGGAGAGCCCATTCAGGTAAACAGAATCTCTTGGCTAGGATATGAAAGACATCTGTGGCAGTCATGTTACCTCTCTGTTCTGGCAGCACTGACAAATGTTGTTAATCGCACTGCTCTTCTACAAGCTCTTCTACAAGCTCTTCTACAAGCGTGATAATGTGATCGAGCTTTGCAAGGAGCATGGACCAGTTATCTTCTGGAGGAGGTTCTATTGGAGGAGGTTCTATTGGGGGAGGTTCCGGTGGGCTATCTCCGACTTGCTGGAATGTAATGTTGAACCAGCGTTGGGGCGATCCTTTTGGTTTAATCATGACGTACCCAACAGACTTGTAGGTTTCTGAGGGGGAGGTTCTTATCCCAACCGCGCCGGTCCCTCTCTGATCAAATGCTGAGTAGCGAAAGTCTTTACTCATCGGAAATTTAGCTTTGCCATCATCGCCAGTCTTTTTGAAGCGTGCTACTTGATTTCCTTGTCCTGCACGGACGCCAGCCTCGATATTTGGTAGTGGCTCCCCGTTTTTGTCAATGACTGTCACGGTGAAGACAGGCTCGGTGCCTCTTTCCCAGTCCAGGCGGAGGACTCTGAACTTGGCATCTTCATTCTGATCAATTTCTTGCACCTTGAACATCCTGAGTACTTCTTCTTGGTCCATCTCCACGCCATTCAAATCGTAGAACATAGTACCTCCTTATTCTGTAGTGGGCGGACTTGGTTGCCCTACCTCTGCCCAATGAGTGAAAGTGCTGAATGTTTTTGTACTACCAAACCACACACCGTATCCAAAGTAGTGCCCAAGGTGTGCAAGGCTGCCATCCCAGAACCATAACAGTCGGCGAGTATTCCAAGGTGGCTCTTCCTTTTCTTTGTTGATCCAGTTCACAAGATGCGAAAAATCGGCACTCTCAACAGGCTGGCTCCCAAGACCATTGGCGGCCAGCGAAGCGCCAACAGTACAACCAACCTGATGAGAAGGCCGATTCTTTCGCTGTATTCTATTGGCCGTTTGGGAACGGCGCATCTTCAATCTCCTGAGAAATCAAAAGAAAAACTGGCGGCGGGAACACCATGCAAGTACCCGCCGCCATTCCTCACAAGGAGGAGAAAGGAGTGCCTACATTATACCACCATAGATACTAGGTGTCAAGGGTGTCATTACAAAGCATTGGCTGTTTTGTTTTCATTTCCTCCTACTACCCTATTATTCACTTTTTCTCCGATGAAGTTTCCCTTCGTAAGATGAGTGAGGCGAAATTGTAGTTGTTGACGTGGGTGTCAAAGTAGGCGTAGTCAAATTTCTCTCTGCTCCGATCTTCGAGTAGATGGCGCGGCTTTGTTACAAACCACTCAAAGCCGCGCTCTTTGGCGAGTTGATACATTCTGTAGAGAGCTTCTTGGTTGTAGGTTCGTATGTGTCCACCAACCATGCTCTCGCCGGATGGATGGAAATCAACAGTTAGGGCCAAGAGCCCTCCATCGCTAACGAAATCAAGGAGCTTCAGGAAGAAAGGGGTATCATCTGGTACGTGCTCCAGTACAGATATACAAGTAACAAAGTCCGGTTTCCATTCGAGTTCTTCAGCATTGAGCGCCATGAAGTCTTTTTGGATATGCCTTAGAGTTGATGGGTCTGTCAGGAGCGAGGATTGCCTTTCTATCCAGGAGCCAACATCGCCAGGATCAACCTGGACAGTATTGTAGCCCCTGCCTGCCTCGGCGACGGCGAAGACAGAACCTCCTCCGCCGACATCTAGGATGCGCTCTCCCTCCACTTGAGAAATTGCCGACATGACCATCCCGTATTCCCACGCCCGGTGCTTGTGTTCAAATCGGTGCTGCACAGTTCCAAGCATTCTTCCGACCTCTGCCAGCTTCATTTTTTCAACTGTAAGATAATCATAGTCCATTGGGTGCAGCGTTTTTGAATAGATCATCCTTCTTCGCTCCTGCTCATTGCAATCTCGATGACTTGCTCTGCTGTTGGATTGACAGGGTAGAAGTTTGTTGGCGAGTAAGCCACATGAGTCATATCCCATGAGCGTCCATCGTGTGGGGCAACCTTTGGTATGTCAAACCCATTCGCCAAAACAAGCTGGCTAGACATGAGGCCAACGAAGGCAGTTGCGTGGGCTAGGAGGGTTGCTGTTTCGAGAAAGTCCGTACCTGTCATATCGATAGTCTTTTCCCCGCCGCCAATGAACTCCCATTTGCCGCCGATCTGTACTGTTTTGATTGGGGACTTTGCGATTACGTCATAGAAGAGCCCCTTGAAGGTTGTTTCGCCCCTTGGTGCAACGATCATATATGGTTCTTCTGGTGCGGGAAAGTCTTCTGGGTACTTGTAGAAGATTTCTGGTCGCTGGATTCCAATGCTGTCGGCCATAAAGAAATGAAGGGTAGTGTTGGGCACTTTTCGGAAGCCAAGGTGGTAGACAGTCTCGTATTTGTTGGGCACGGTCATCCGCCAGGGCTGGACCCCCATGTCCATCCGCTCGATCACATAGCCGTCTGGCACTATAAGTTCCTCGATATGATCCTGGTACTCAAAGAGCCTCTTCAGCGGAGTGCAGTAGGACGATGTGTAGAAGTCAACTGGTTCGCACCCCCTTGATTCTGATACAGAACGAGCGACGTGAAGGGCAAAAAGCGTGTCTCCAATTTTTCCTGGATGGGTAACTGCGAATTTAGCCATAGGTTTTACCTAGTTGTGTCCTTTCTTCCTCACCAAGACGCCTATCTATGGCTCGGATTAGTTTGTTGCGGCGAGCGTTGGTTTCTTGCGCCTCTTTCGCCGCTTCTGCTACTTCCTTGTCATCGCCGCCAGCCACGACCTTCTCTTGGGCGTTCCAGCACTTCATGCTCGTGGTGATCAGTTCGTCAATCAGGGTTGCGGTTGACTTTTCTGCAATGCTGCTCATAGGTTGTATACTCCATTCGCTGTTACTATTTGTGGGGTCGGGAGCGGAAAAACGAGTGATCCGCCCATCGAAAGGTAGCTGCCAAATTCTTTGATAAAGAAGTCCCTAAAGTGCCAGGGGAGCACGAGGAACATATCTGGGCCATCGCCAATTGCTTGTGGTTCTGGTATGATTGGGATATCGCTGCCAATTGTTCTTAGGCCAAATTTGTCGGGGTTCACTTCTGCAATCGCTCTGATAACCGGTCTGCCGAGGTTGAAAGCCTGGAGCAGCGTGTTCCCCTTTGTAGATGCTCCGAGGCCGTAAATTACCTTCCCCGCACTTGCCGAGGAGTGCAGGAAGGAGGCCAACCCTTTTCTCGCCGTGTTTACCCTGCAAGCAAAAGCTCCTATTGGATCGTGCCATAGGTCCAAGTATTCGTCTTCCACTGCAAGGGCAACATTGACACATTCTTTAGTTTTTCTACTGCTGCCCATGTGACAGATATAAGCCCTTAGCGAGCCACCGTTTACCTCATTGTATTCCACATCGAACACTCGAAGGTCAATGCTATTCATCAGATTCATCATGTTTTCAAGTGAGTAGTAAACAAGGTGCTCGTGGCAAATATTGTCGAAGGCATTTGCCTTGAGCATGGAGAAGAGATCGGTCATTTGGACAATGAAAACCCCTTCTTCTGCGAGAATTTCTTTGACATCGCGCAGAAATGTATAGGGGTCATCCAAATCATAGAACATTGCGATTGCCGTGATGATATCTGCTTTTACTTTAAGTGGGTAGGCACTCGCTGAGAAGTAGTCGTTTATGAAGACATCGCATTTTTCATCTGCTTCAGACGCGAGGTTCTTTGCAGGGTCAAATCCTATCTTCACATAGCTGTCCGGGAACATCGAGAGCATCGAGCCATCATTTGCGCCAATATCTACCACCACCATTTTTTCGTGCAGCGGGAAGTTGAACACTTCGAGTGCCCCGCCGACAATATCCTTGAGTGCGTCGAGCATTGTCTTGTTGAGGCTGGACTTATACCAGTAGTTTCGGTACATCCTGTCTGGGTCTATTGTTTCGAGGAGTTGCGCGATCCCGCAATCGGAGCACCTTGTCAGAGTGAGCCTTTTTGGTTGCCCAAGAAAAGAGCCGTCTACAAAAGCGGAAGGATAAATTTCTCCGAGGTCTAGGGAGGTCATTAGGCTCCCACTACAAATACGGCAAACCATCTGTCTTCTCCTTTCTAAATTACGACTACTTCCCGATCTGCCCTATTGAAACCGGGATATGGTTCGTGTCTGCTTTCTATTGAGATGTAGTATGGGTGAAATTCCTGGTTATTGAATGGGCGAGAGTGGCCCTTCCCGCCCTTGGAACACCCCCACTTTCTCGTCCAGTATTGGTCATTTAGTCCGTGGGTCCGGTGGTTTTGATTTGCCAGCTTGCTATTTGTCTGAATCGCGGCACTTCCAACATGATGAACCTGTGTGTTTGGTTCGATATGAGCAACAAGACCGGCGAGACCGGCCCGGTACGCATAGTCAACATCTTCATTGTAGGCAGGGAAGAAGTTTTCATCGAAATAGCCAAGTGTTTCCAGGGCAATTGGGTTGAAAACTACACACGAGAAGCCATGATCTCCAACACGGGCATTCAGGGTAAGGTTGGGGCCTGCGCACTGGATGGCGTAGTTGTCTCTGTGTGCAAGCGCAGCCGAGATGAGTAAGTCAACGTCGCCCGGTTCAAACCAGATATCGTCGTTGACGACCATCATGAACTCGCATTCGTCCTCTTGCATCTTGATCAGGTTGTTGTTCCAGCAGCGAGAGACGCCAATATTTTTGCCGCTTCCATCGACAACTGCATCGTATTTCTCAAGTATTTCATCGCAAGCTAGAGTTACCTGTGGGATCATTGAGGTTCTGGTAATGTAGAAACGAATAGGGTGCCCACTCTCGCTCGCCGTTCTTGCCATCTTCAAGAGAAGGTCAGGTTGGTTGTATGCAACACAGGTTATTCCGATCACTTTTCCTCCATTGTGGATGTGATGTGGTCGAGGAAGATTTTCCGCTTCTCCTCTTGGCTTAGTGCCCTGCCATCGATTTCTTCAGAATACTTGACATAGATTTCGGCCATGTTGTTGTGCATCTCTATGATAGCCTTGCATAATACTTCATACGATTTGGCCGCTGCTTTTTGGAAGACAGCAAGTGCCTCTGCGAAATCGCCGCAGAAGTCAGTCTCTATTGATTTTGCAATCCTTGCAAGTTCGAGTTCTTTTTCATTTTGTGACATTGGGATTTTCTTTCAAAACACAAACCGACTGGGCAGCCAGCCGGTTTGCGCCCTCTGCGGCAAATGGCAACAGAAGAAGACAGTGATTCTATTATACATCACATCTGCAAACTTGTCAACGCTCATATTCTTCTACCTCAAGGCCAGCGGAGCGAGCGATAGATGGATCAGGTCTCCATCTGCCAAAGTTTGTTCTGTAATCTATGGTTTGTTCATCTGGCCTGAACAGGAATTTTGCTCTCTCAAGTTCCTTAATTGCGTTTCTGACCCCTCTTTTTGATAGTGGGGTATCTTCGCCAAAAGCTGCGGCGGCAATCCAGCGAATTGGAGGGAATTTGCCATCGTTTGCCATCTTGTAGCGCATAATGGAAGAAAGGACCTTTTTTGTGCTTTTTGTCAGCCTTTCAATATCTGGCAGGGAGAAACTTTTTGGTTCACCAGAGCCAAGGATTTGAATGGGCGTGATGAGCGCTGCACTGCACTGCATCTTCTCAGGCCATTCTTCCTCGCCGACAACCATAACCGGCGGCTCTCTTGTAAGGTGAGAGTGAAGGGCCGCCTGGATGATCATTGCCGTGTCTTCGTCACGGCATAAAATAAGCGGGACCTCTGAGATCATTGTCAGCAATGTGATCTCCGGCCCAGGAATGCCAGATAAAGTAGCTACCATAGTTAGGTCTCCCAGATAAAGTGTGAAAGCCCTTGGCGAACCTTTCTATGCGCCCGTTCGCCCAAAGCCTCAAGAGATGCGGAAGGATACTTGTTTTCCTCACGAACGGACTTGCTGTTTCTTTCAGGACACCTTTAATTGGAATCGGCTCGTCTTCGTAGCGTTCCTTGAAATGTTCTCGCATCCATTCGAGCGCTTCCACATCTACATCTTTCAGTGTCAGCGGCCTTCCTTGGTATGGAATCAAAAAGCCCCACTTCGGGGGGTATTCTATTACTCCTGAGATTCTGTTTTCTTCGACAGGATCGCCAGGAAGATCACTGTTGCCATGATGCCCAAGATGAAGGAGGCCGCGCATAGCATTACCACCGTTGCTTTCCAAGTTACATAAAATGTTAAGCTGTCAACCACGTCACACCTATCCTCTCTTTATAATACAGCTACTCGTGTGACATAGTATAGCATATTTCACTTTTCGTGTCAAGTACCCCCTTGACATTGCTGGCTGTTTATGTTACAATTCGTGTATGGATAGGAAGCCTCTTACCGATAAAGAAAGAGCATTCGAGTACTTCATGTCTGGCAATGACGTGGGCTACAAGGATGTTGCAGAACGCATTGGTGTCAGCCATGATACCGTGAAGGTTTGGGGTTCTGAGGATTCATGGCAGCACAAGAGGTTTTCTGCTGGATATGGTAACTGCTCAAGCGATGCTGCTGTACAAGCAGAGATAATGCGCCACAAAATCTTCTCTTTGGTTTCTGAAGGTTCGTGCTCGCCAAAGGATACCGTTGCCCTAATAGAGTCATGGCAAGCACTTACTGCCTATTCTAGTGACGGAGAAGAAGAATTTGATAGGGACGATATCTAATGAAGTTGACCAGGGAAGAGGCAGACGAGTATAAGCGTTGTCGCGCATCTGCCTTGTACACCATAGAAAAATACGGCCACTTGAGGCATATTATCAGAGGGAAGATCAAGTGGGTCCCGTACCCCTGGCAAGAAGACCTCATTGAGTACTTGCAAAGCGGCCAAAACGCGGTTATTCTCAAGAGCCGTCAAGTCGGTGCATCTTGGACAATTGCTGGTTTTGTGGCCTGGCTGATTCTCTTCAATCCAGACATTGAAATCCTCTTGCTTTCCCAAAAAGAGAAGAAGGCGATCAAGTTGCTCGCCAAGGTGAAGTTTGTTATTGACAACTTCCCAGACTTCATCCGAAGGCCATATTCATCCACATCACAAACGCGCCTGGCAGTTGTTCACAGGCGAGCAGGTAAGCACATAACCAGTGAATCGAGCATTGACTCACTCACAACCACCGGTGATTCCGGTCGTGGTGATACTGCGCGGTTTGTTTTCCTTGACGAGTTTGCCCACCTCGACAACGCAGAGGAGACCTGGACCTCGATTAAGCCAACGACCTCTCATGGTGGTCAGGTGGTTGCAGCCTCTTCGCCGAACGGTGTTTCTGGTGCGTTTGCTCGTTTGTGGATGCAGGCAGACGGCGGGGAAAGCACCTTCAGGGCGATACGGGTCCACTACACGGACTGCGGCTTTGGAAGTAAATGGCTGGCGGATGCATCGGATGGGATGACCGATAATCAAATTAACCAGGAGTTTGAGCTTGTTTTCCTTGGCACTGGTTCTCCTGCGTTTGACCCAACCTACCTTGCAAAGTGCTTCTTTGAGCATGGGCTCCCACAAGAACTCGCCGATTTGCCAGTCAATAAGGGGACCTTTGCTTCTGGTATTGACTCTGCCGAAATCAGGCGGAATAAGAAGGTTCGCACTCGTGACTTTAACGCAGTTGTCACCTTCAATGAGTATGGCATGGAGGTTGCAAGCGAAGCAAACCAGATGCCCCTTGATGAGTGGGCGGGGAAAACAGAAGAGATCGGCGGCGAGCGCGTAGAAATGATGGGCTATGTGTCTGCATGGCACAAAAAGTGGCCCGGTCTAATGCTGATCGAGGAGAATGGCCCAGGTCTAACGGTAGAGAATAGGCACATTTTGCCTGAAGATGACGTGTCCGAAATTGGACTCTCAAGAACAACATCAAAAAGCAAGCCGAGGCTTGTGAATCAGTTCGCGCTTGCCCTTGCTGGCGGCTTGGTGGCTATTACAAGCAAAGCTCTTTATTACCAGCTTCTCACCTATGAGGACCTTGGAAACAATCAATACTCTGCGCCATCTGGACAATATGATGACCTTGTAATTGCTGCTATCTTGGCGTATGATGCCCTAGTTGAGATGGGTGGGTACGACTTTGAAATGCCGGAGAGAATAGTCTCTCTGCCAATGGTCCCGACAGAGCTTGATACAGATTTCGATCCGGTCAACATTCTTATACCGACTATGGGTGTTATCGATGGAGCGGATGTCGAAATCATGAGTGATTGGTCAGAATTTGACCCAAGGAACCCAATGTATGACTTACGACAGCAAATCGGCTGATCTGTCAGCCTTGGAAAAGGCACTGGCTACCCTGCCAGAAGAAGAGCGACAAACCGTAATGCTTGAGGTTGAAGGCAGTTACGGGGCACTTCCTCCAATGAGTAGGTCTAGTCAGCCATCGCCGGAAGAAGTTGAAGGATACCTTTTAGACTACCATGTTGGAATGCTGAACAGGGGTGCGTCGAGCGGTGTCAACGTGGACATAATTGATCAGATGATGTCCTCCGGCCAAATCGCATACCCAATGGCACTGAAGAAGGCACCGGTTATTGGTGTCGTCAACGCTGATTCTGGCTTCAGTGTCAAATCTGCCGATGAGAGGTTGTCAGAAGTAGTTCATGCTAACCTTCGAGAAATTTTGCCGAAGGTGATTGGTGAGATTCTGACTTTCCTTGAGTACGGTGCATTCTATGGAGAGACGGTCTGGACGCCTGAATACCCACAAGGATATGGGCTGGCAAAATCTGCGTATCCGTACTGGGTTATTGATGACATTCATGGCTGTCACCCAAATACGATCCAGGAAATCCTTCGTAACAAAAAGACACGATCCTTCGAGGGCTTTGTCCAAGCCGCATCGTGGATGGAAGACCCCGTGACAATTGGACTGGATCGGGCGCTCATAATTGCAAACGATGGTCTTTTTGGGGACCTGCAAGGAAAGAGCATCCTTGAACCAGTATATGTCTGGTGGTTCTGGTTTGAATTGGTGTGGAGATCGTTTCTTCGCTACCTGAAAAGGGCTGGTGAGGGGACCGTTATCGTCCGTGCGCCGAGCAAGGGCCGCATTTTGGTAAATGGTCAGAAGGTTGATTGCATGGCCTGGGCCATACAAATGGCACAGAGCTTGCATAGGACAAACTATGCTGCGTTGCCCTCTGATACCTACAGAGAATCCGGCGAGCGACTTTGGACAATCGATCTACAAAAAACAGGCAACGATCAGGCAGGCAACGGCTTTATTTCTGCTCTTGAATTGCTGTCAGATAATATCAATCGTTTCTTGCTGACAGGGAGCGCGGATAGCGAAAATGATGAATTCGCCGTAATGCTGGACACTGAGAGAATTCTATCGCATATTGGCCTTCATATCTCTCAATACGTTCTCAGAAAGTCCCTTCGGTACAATGGCTCCAAGGCAACGAAGATTTGGCTTGATTTTCAGGGAGCGAATAGTCGGGTTCTCCCATTGCTATTCAAGCTCATGGCTGTTGCTGGCAACACCGCTGGCGATGCCTTGCAGAATGTGAACTGGCGCGAGCTATTCATTAAGGGTGGGGTTCCAACGCTCACAGAAAAAGAAGTAGATGAGATAAAGGAGCAGGCCAAGCAGGAAGCGCAGGAAGCTTTTGAGCAGCAACAGAAAGCAAAGAAGGCCGATGCAGAGGAGAAGGCGAAGCAGCAACCTGGCGGCGAGGGCCGGTGGTCTTCCCAGAGAGATAAAGAGGGGAAGACCGAATCCCTAGAAATGATACAGCAGGCCCTTAACACTTCTCTTGTCGCGCTTTCTGTCAGACAAGTTGAGATTCTTGAACGCCTTGGTCTTCGCGGCGACGATAGCACGGTCGAGCTTTTCAACCCTTACCATGATGACAAGGGCAGGTTCACCAGTAAACAAGGCGCATCCGGTGCAATTGGCTTTGCTGGTGGAAAGGAAGAGGTTGGAAGAGTTGCTGGTGCGCTCCAGGAACGAATAAGCGGCATCAGCGCCAAGAATGTGAAGCTCCATGAGGAGTGGCCCGGATTCCTTGCTAACACCTATGGAGTTCCTGCCCTTGGAGCTTACAACCCGGTTACAAAAACGACGCATGTGAGCCCGAAGGGGCTTGAAGCTATTGAGAAAGGCAAAGAGAGCGATTATCTATTTGGCAAGTACAAAGATGTTCACCCCGCTCACCCAGTTGCCCATGAGATCATCCACTCAAGAAGGAGAAAGGGCGGCAAGACTCTGCCGCTTGGTGGACCTCAACTAACCAAGTGGTCGAAGTTTTTCCCGAACGATGTAGAGGAGGGTGCAACAGAACTCCTCACTCGCCGTTTTATGAAGGACTTTTACGGCAAAAAGACAACGCACACAGTGTACCAGCACTACACCGTCGCCGTTGCAGATTGGGCGTGGCATACTAGCGGCGGAAATGCGAGTAAGGCATGGAAGCTGATCGATGATCTGCACTTGAACACACATTCTTTCAAGTCTACACGATCTTTCTTTGAGGGCACCAACTCGAATTGGAAATCGAGTAGTAGGCCATCTTATAGCTGGCTCAGTAGTCACCTGAGAGACACGGGTATCGATTGGGGAACAGGTTACGAAGAACTTCTTGGACACAAGCCAGAGAGCGCTGAATTTACATGGTTCTCTGATGAGGTTGAGAGATTCGAGGAGTTAGTCGAGGAAGCAAAAAACACAAAGGATGAGGTCAAGCGATGGTTGCTTTTTGAAGAGATCAGGTTAATAGCTCCGTATAACAAAAGTGGCACCGAGCTTTATAATCCACATCATGATAACTTGGGCAGGTTTGCTACTGCCAGTCATGCAGTGGCGCAAGCTGGATGGGCAGCATTTGTTACCAGTGGCATTCTTGCCATTGGCTCTGGCGTTGTCAATATTACATCTGGAGAAATAAGGAAGGCGAAGGGGAAAAAGAAGCGAGACATTGCACTATCGATGAAGATTCGCGGCAATGAGTATAGCCTAACATACGGTGAGATAGAAAAAGAATCTGCAAGAGTATTTGCAACATCTTTTAAGGTAGGTGTTGCTGCCTTTGGTGTTTCGTGCTCTGCTGCGCTTGCCAGGGACCTCGTAGATGAGAGAAAATATAAGAAGGATGAGGAGTGGAGGAAGAGCCAGTGGGAGAAACAAAAGAAGAGGTACGAGAGGACCTACAGAGAGAGCCGGTGGGATTATAAGCCGTCTGGGAAATCCTCTTGGCCCTCTGGGTCTACAGAAAAAGAATTCAAGGGTATGTACCGCAAACTTGCGAAGGTTTATCACCCAGATCATGGTGGCTCTAAAGACATTATGCAAGAGATCAATGCTGCCTATGAGCGCCAAGATTGGTCATTTATCGAAAGCCTGTATAAGAAGTTGGAGGCTGGTGGTGGTGAAAGATTTGCTGCTGCACTCTTTGTTCTCGCCGCAATGATGAGGATGGTAGAAGAGGGTGCTGACTTCATTTCATTTGAGGATGACGGCGGGAAGTCTATTTTCCCAGTGGAGGATGGAAGAGCCTATATCGATGCTGAAATGGTCAGAAACATTTACGGGTTGACACAAGAACTCATTGGACTTGCCGTGGATCGTGGCGATGGCAGTGAAAAGCTCGAAAACCCGTACCATGATACAGGTGGAAGGTTCACAGATAAGCGACATGCGGCGAAGCCATACCCAGAAGACAGGTTCAAGCTCAGTGGCAAGGTAAGTGAAAGAGCGGCGTTCAGGGTGAATGATGCTGCCGCAATGACCTCTGAGGCCCTTGGGATCAAAGGTCCAAACCTCACACTTTACGCAGATGGTTCCGCTTATGGGGCTGCCGTTTGTGGGCAGAACAAAGCCTGTCTGCTGAAGACCAAGCGAACGTATGCGGCTGCGCGGGATGGTGACATCTTTGTAGGTCCACACCTACTTGAAAAAATAGAGAAAGACCGCAAGTTTGGCAGTTACTCCATCGTACACGAAATGACGCACACGCGCAAGCGCTCCGATGGTTCACTCGGATTGCAGATCAAGGAGGGCAGAGCGCACAGGAATTACGGAAACGTCCTTGTTGAAGAGGGTACAACAGACTTACTTGCACGGCGAGCAATGGGCGTCAACCATCGATATTGGGCCAACAAGTACTCAAGTCCTGTTTACAAGGGGCACATGGGAACCGTTGCCTCTCTCGCCGGTGTTCTTTCTGGTGGGGACAGAGACAAAGCATGGAAGCTCATTGACGAAATACACTTCAACATCAACGATGACGATTATATGCACGGACTTTTTACAAAGGCGCTTGGTGGAGAGCCGAAGAATGGTTGGGATGACCGATCCTACTTCTCCGCCGTGAGCAAGTTTGGACGTGCCGCAGAGTGGAGTCGATACAAAGACCTCAAGTGGCTCTATGGAGAAGATTAAAAAATGACAGAGCGCTGGAAGCTTGAAGACGGCGAGATGGTGAAGCAGGACGAACAGGAGGCCGGGGCGCACGCTATTCGTGGTTGGGATGTCGAGGAGCCGAAGCCGGACCCGGAAATAGACGAAGAGCTAGATGGAATGGTTTGGAGGGTAGTGAGTGGAACAGAAGAAGGTTCTTAAAGAGGGCTACTTGAGATCGTTTTCCTTGCTTATTGATAGTGCCTTTTCTGGAAAGCCGCAACCATTTGAGTTTTGCGACGGAGTAGTTCTGGAATTGTACCTCGCCGATGGTGAATTGCATTGGCGAGAAGTGGAGTTAAAAGATGCCCCTTAGTACCGAAGATAGAAACAAGGTTCGGCGGGGACTTGCCAGGTATTGGTCCAGGTCCTTCGAGACACTTGGAGATTTTGATAAGGCAGACCTTCTGGCCGCCATTGTTGCAACTGATGAGTGGATTGACGACAATCAGGCCAGCTTCAATACGGCCCTGCCCGTTGCATTCAGGGGCAACGCCACGCTTAGTCAGAAAACCCTCGTCTTCTGTCTGGTTGCATCGGCTAGGGTGTCTATCGCCCTTGCTCGAAGGCTCGTGGGAGGGATGGGCTAATGGCTAGTGGCGATACGCTTTGCAGGTTCACAGCGCTTCACAATGAGCCTCCGAGTAGCAATTATGCGACCATAGATTTTAGGAATGGTCATCCGGTTTTGGACTTCGATGATTCGACAAACGAATCGGCTGTGCTCTCTGATATCATGCCCAGGAACTACGCTGGCGGCGGGATCACGGTTTATCTTCATTTTGCAATGTCTTCTGCTACATCTGGCGATGTTGACTGGGATGTGTCGCTTGAGAGGATCGGCGACCAGCAACAAGACCTCGACTCTGATGGTTTCGCTGCCGTGAACAGCGTCGATAACACTACTGTTCCAGGAACGAGTGGGAATGTTGATATCGTCAGTGTCGCCTTTACAGACGGCGCAGACATGGACAGCATTGCTGTTGGTGAGGGCTTCAGGGTTAAAGTGACCAGGGATGCTTCCAGCGACACCGCTGCTGGCGATGCTGAACTTAGGTTTGTCGAGATAAAGGAAACATAGTGGCGTACTCTTTTAACGGCTCAGATGAATGCCTATATGTCGATGCGGCACCGGCAACAGATACGCCGCTCACAATGGCCTGCTGGTTTAATATCGATGTCGGCTATGACAACCACGGCTTGATCTACCTTGGCGACAAGGATCGCAACAAGAATTACTGGGCACTAATTGCAGCAGGGTATGAATCTGGCGATCCGGTTGCAGCAAGGGCGAGGGGCGAGGGCAATCCATACACTGCACTCACGAGTACGGGCTACACTAAAGACACTTGGCATCATGGTGCAGCCGTCTTTACCTCGGATACGTCACGGACTGCCTATATCGATGGTGGTAGTTCTGGTTCGGAGACTACAGACGTGGCTCCGACCGATGCAGATAGGGTGAGCATTGGAGCGGTGATGTATTCTCCGTCAGAGAATTGGTGCAACGGGTTCATTGCAGAGGCGGCTATCTGGGATGTTGCGCTGACGGCAGCCGAAATAGCTTCTCTTGCTGCTGGAGCATCGCCATTACTTGTTAGGCCACAGAGCTTGGTTGGCTACTGGCCCCTTATCAGGGGGCTTGAGGATCGGGTAGGTGGAAACACTCTTTCACTGAACAATACGCCATCTGTCCTTGATCACATACCAATTTACTACCCTGCGCCAGTCATGGGTTTTACGCAGCCTGCAAGTGCATCAGAAGATGTGGAAGTATCGCTGTCAGTGTCCAGAATTGCCACAATTGCTCAATCCGGCGTTGGTGAGTCTGTTGGTGACATGGCGCTATCTTCCGTTTTGACTGCTTCTCAATCCGCACTTGGTGAGTCAGTTGGTGACGCTGCATTATCTTCTGTATTTGCCGCTTCTCAATCCGCACTTGGTCAAGTCGCTGGTGGGGTTCAAGTTGAGAAGGTTGTAAGTATTTCGGAGGAAGCCCTTGCCCAGTTAGCGGCGAGTGCCAGTCTTTCCTTGACTCAGGGCATTAGTGAGGATGGTCTTGCTGTTGCCCTCTCAGATAGCGAGCTTTCTTCCCTGAAGTCAATTTCTCAAGGGGCGGGTGTTCAAGCAACCTCCTCTCTCGCCGTAGCGATTTACGAGTCTATGGCTGCTTCGGCAGGAGCAAGTACTGAAGCCTCTGTATTGGGCGAAAGATCGGCGGGTTTGTCCAGTTCTGGACTTGCGTCGGCGCTCGTCTCGATTGTGGAAAGCACTGTTTTAGCAATAAGCGCCTCATCTGGCTTGAACTACGATGTCTCGCTTTCGATTGGGCACTCCAGGGGCTTGACTGAGAGTGGTGCCTCTGGAGCGTTGAGTAGTGTTTCGATATCGGTATCAAGGGCAGACTCTATTGCTGGCCGGGCCGGTGCTGGCGCTGATTTGGGCCTGAACGCTTCTGTTGTTGCAGAAATTCTTGCCACAGTAGCTTCTATTGCAGGAATTGATCTTCAAGTCGTCAGTGCAATTCAAACAAGTGGCACTATTGTAGATTTGGATATCGTGACACCGGCAGAAAGAACGCTGTTTGTCCTGAGAGAGAATAGGTCCATCTCTGTTGGTCACGAAGGAAGAGCGTATTTTATTTCTTTTGAAGATAGAAAAATGGAGGAAAAATGATTCAGGATTCCAGTAAAAACGTCAAGGTTGGTGCCGGTGCCGGTGCCGGTGCCGGTGCGTTGGCCGCAATGGGCCGGAAGAATGTATGGGAATTTGTATGCCGCGACAGAGACGGCAAGGTGAAGTGGAGAGATACCATTGAGCATAACCTCGTCGTCAACGAGGGGCTAGATGACAGCCTCGACAAGCACCTGAAGGGTTCTGCTTACACCGCCGCTTTTTACATTCTCCTGACAGATGGCACGCCCTCTGTTGCTGCCGGGGATACGATGGCTTCTCACGCCGGATGGACTGAGGTCACAGCTTACGACGAAGCCACGCGGCAAACTGCAACCTTTGGCAGTGTCTCAGGCCAGAGTGTCGATAACAGCGGTAGCCCGGCAGTATTCACCATCTCAGCCAACGATACAACCGTTGGTGGTGCCTGTCTTGTCACAAATAACACCAAAGGTGGAAGCACCGGGACCCTGTACGGTGGTGGTGCCTTCTCTGCCGGAGACAAGACGCTTGATGACGATGACACGCTGACGGTTACGATGACCTGTACGGCCAGCGCTTCATAAGCGAGGTAGTATGGAATTCAAGAAAGACCCAGAAGAAGTTCTGGATTTCCGAGTTGACTGGGGAGACTGGCTCGAATCAATGGGGGATGAAGATACAATTTCCTCCAGTGAGTTTACTGTTGGGAGTGGTCTGACCAAGGATTCGGAGAGCAACACGACGACAAGCGCAACTGTCTTTCTGTCTGGCGGTACGACCGGTGAGCGATACACCGTCAAGAATGAAATTGTCACCGCTGCCGGTCGTACCGCCGTCAGAAGGGGCTATTGCAGAGTTGTAGAGAGGTAGATATGCCAAGGGGCAGGGTTCCTGTAGAAAATGGCTTTGTGACAATCAGAAATGTTTCCCTTTCGGTTGAGCAGGTACGGGCAGCAATGCTTGAGTACGGTGGCACGTTTGTTGCGAATGAGGAGTTAAGTCTTCGCTTGGACAGATCGATGCTTGAGCATAGGGAAAAAACTAACGAGTGGCCCGAAATGATGGGCGATCTTAGCGAGCCAGCCATCACGTTTATCCCAATCAAGGTAAATGTAGAGCAGCGGAGCCCAAGTGGTTTGAAGCTCAGGGATGCTCCATCAGCTTTCGTTTACATGGCCGTTAAGAAGCTTTTCCACGCATAGGAGAACTGCATGGTACTCAATTTACTACTTGGTATCTTCGCCGGATTTTCCGGGCATTTGATGAGACCAGCGATCAACAAACTTACCCCAAGCCGGAGGGGGCTATTGCCCATAGCTTGCTATCTAGTCGGCAGCCTGATTGTTGTCTTTGTTGATGCTTTTTCAAATGGCTGGCGACATGCTGCAAAGACCTTCGTGTCTTTTGCAACTGTTGGATCGGGCGTTGTCCTTGGGTGGATTTTTGATGCCGTAATAGAATAGAAAGGTGAGATCATGGTCAGGTGGCCCATACAAATTGCTTACCTTGTCATGGTGTTAGCTACACTAGCTTACATAGCTTACAGGGCAAGGCGGAATAGGCGATACCTGGTTGACTGGGCGTACATTATTAGCTGGCTCGTCGGTCAGGTTGTATTTGGGGTAATTCTTGTTGCAAGGGTGATTACTAGCATGGGCGAGCCGCCATTATCTGATATATTTATCTTGCTTGGTAACATTTCTTCATTGTGGTCTATTGTTGCTATCTTTATCACAGTGCATACGAGGTTTAGCGATGGAAATTGAATGGGCCGATCTGATTGTACCACTCATTATCAGCATTATAATCACACTGCTTGGTCAGCTTGTTCCATATTTTCTTGCAAAGTCACAAAAAAAGAAGGTCGATGCTGAGACAAGGAAAGTCGATGCTGAGACAGAGAAAGTCGATGCTGAGACAGAGAAAGTCGATGCTGAAACCGATGCTGTGAAAGTTACAGCACAGAGTGGCATAATAGATGATCTACAAGATCAGGTTACGGCACTGAAGGAGGATTTGGCGGAAACAAAAAGCAAGCTTGAGAGTGAACTCGGAGAAGTAAAAGCGAAGCTTGGGAGGGAGCAGCAAAGAAATACGTTACTCACTGCTACTGTTAAAGAGCTTGGTAAAAAACTAGCTGAAGAAAGGGAGGAGAAAGAAAGGCAATCAGAAGAAATAGAAACCCAATCAAGAGAAATAGAGACCCTGCGTGGGCGGATGGAAGTACTTGAAGAGGAAAATCATGAATTGAGGGGTCCGCAAGAAGAAATTAGCAGCAGGCCGTTCGAGTAGAATAAAAATAGGAGAAGACAGATGAGCAAAATCAAAGTCGCGTACATTGGAGATTCGCCATTCATTTTTTCAGGATTCGGCGTCGTAGCCAGGGCTATCATGTCCCGCTGGCCGATGGATGAATTCGAGGTAAGTGTCCTCGGTGCTATGCACCGAGTAATTCCAAGTGACATTTCGCCATACAATATGTACTACCCAGTACCGGCAAATGACCCGTTGGGTTTCAGGTGCTCTGTGGATTTCTTGCAGCAAGCCGACCCAGATGTGATCTTTTTCCTTGGAGACCCTGGAACGCTGCGAAACCGCTTTGGCACCCTCGCCGTTACTGGTAAGCTTCTCCCGGCAGTGACGTATTTCCCGATAGAAGGTTCCCCATTGAACCCACACGTTGTTACACAGGTTTCGATAGTAAAGGAGCCAGTGACTTACACAAAGTGGGGAAGGGATGTGTTAATGGAGTATGGTCATGCAGTTGACTATGTGTATCATGGTGCCGATCATGCCCCATTCCGCCGATACGATGAAGAAACTAGAATGCAATTGAAGGAAATCGTTGGGTGGGGTGACAAGTTCATCATTGGAATGGTTGGCGTGAACAAGCGTACCAATCGTCAACCCGCCGTACTAGGAATGGCCCGACAACTGAAGGAGCGGATCGGCCCGAAGTTCATGGTTTATCTCCACTGCGAGGAGAAGGGCGACGGCCATATTGGTGGATGGGAACTCGGCTGGATGATCAAAGAGTTTGGCGTTGAAGACGTGGTGACTCTCAAGCCTGCGCAATCTGGCAGGAAGTTTGTAGGTAGGCCAAGAAGTGGGGACCTGAAAGAGTTACTGAATCTCCCGCTACCAGTAGAAGAGGAGCAGGAGCTAGAAAATTTGTCAAAGCTGGATTTCATAAGCATGATGAACCTCTTCGATGTCTACATTGATCCGGCGAGTGCTCATGGCTTCAATCTACCGGCCATCGAAGCAATGGCTTGCGGTGTTCCAGTAATTACAACTGACGATGGTTTTGCAAGATCGGAAATCTATGGCGAGAGCGCTGTTATGATGCAGCCCAGTGCCGTGGATTTCTGGCACACCGGCGCTCAGTTGCCCCTTGTGAGTTGCACGGAGATGGCCGAGGCAGTTCTTTACCTTTACGAAGATAAAGTTGAGCGAGAGATGTGGATAGCTCGTGGCTTAAAGCTGGCTGGAAGCCTTTCTTGGGATACTACCGCCAGTTTATTCGAGGAGAAAATCAAAAGCTGTTACGCTCTCGCCGCTGAACTTAACAAAACTGGTGTCAATGTAATCCCATCAACCCACTTGACACCATAAGAGTTTTATGGTATTATAGCAATTGAGGAGATGAAAATGCCAGCAAATCTTGATAAATGTGTTGCCGGGCTCTTGGCAAAGTGGAAGAAGGACCCTGCTTCTAGGCCAACTGCAAAAGATGGTCAGGATGCGAAGTCTCAGGCTCATGCGATATGCACTGCCGCGCTGAAAAAGTCCAAGGCGGAATCCCTTGAGATTATGCTCTCAGACGGATTTGGCCCCGCCCTCATTGGTGCCGCTGCAACAAATCGACCGTATATTCCGAAACTGAAACCAACGCAGGTCGTTGAGATCGATGGTGAAAGCAAGCTCCTTGTCCACCTGGCGAACCCTGGATTTTTCGATCATCCAAGTGGCCCCTTTGTTCTGAACAGGCCGATTTTCCTTGCAATGCAGAAGAATTTCGCCGACCAGGTGACTGGGCAGGATGCGGCGTATGATGCCCGGCACAAGCCGCAAGCTGGTGCCCTTGGCTGGTTTACGCACTTGCTGTTAGGTGATGAAATCCAGGTAGTTGTCGGCGATGTGAAGCTGGATTCTGAGCCTACTGAGAAGGAGTTTTGGGGCCTGGTCGATCCGACTCCTCCTGGTATCCAGGCAATCTCAGGTGGTGAATTCAAGTATTCCAGCATGGAGTTTCACCGCAATTGGAAACGAGATGATGTCAAGCTCGATCTTGAGCTTGCCACCGGTGATTTTTGCCCAATCGTTAACCTTGAAGTAGGAGTAGAAGAAGAAGAGGAGGATTCAGTGAGTGACAAAGAACTGAAAAAGCTTGAGCAAGAGAAGGCTTCTCTCGCCGCCAAGGTAGCCGAACTTGAGCAAGACGGAAAGAATCTCAAGCTCGCCGAGGAGAGACTGGTCAAGCTTGAGGCCGAGGCGATGGAGGCCAAAGTTGCTGCTGTTGTAGCAAGGGCCGAAACCCATCGGGATGAAGAGGGGAATGGTTTGCCGAAGCCGCTCATTGAATGGTTTGGCGGTATTCTCCGATTCGGAGAGATTGGTGAGGGCGATGACCCTGTGAAGCTGTCGAAAGATAGCGAGAAACCGGGCCGACTCTTGCTGGAATATCTGATTGATGCTGTCGGCAGCCTGATCGAAGTGATGCCAGGCAGTGTCCCGCTGGAACGAAAAAGTTCTTCCGGTCGGGAAGAAGATGGCGAAGAAGATGAATTTGACTACGCCAAAGAGTGGGAGGAGTAAACATGGCCCTAAGTGTAGACGCAGTAACCAGTATGGGAGACCGAACCGTTGAGACGGTTGTCAAGCGGGTTTGGGATCGGGGCGTGAGCCTTCCGTTTGATAGAACCAAGTTGACCGTCGATGACTTTGGCAACTACTTTTTGAGGCCGGGCATGATCGTCGGCAAGAACGACGATCAGAGTATGTACGTGCCTTGGAGCGCCGCGAGTAGCTACGGTGCCTACTCTGCCTACTACGAAGGCATTATCACCGAACTATGGGATTGCACCTTCGAGTCGCAGATCGTTGCCCCGGCGACCCGTGCAAACGCCATCGAGGAACGATGCTTCGTCTGGGGTGGAACCGTTGGTGATATCCCGGATGCCATCAAGCAGGCCACCGGCCACAATTTCAAAGCTCGACTGGTAGAGTGGGGCTAGAGGAGGAAAACAATGGCACTACATCCAAACCCGCTGACGAAACAGTTCATGACCGGTGTGATCAAGACCCGCCCGGAGCTTGATGCGTATCGGGCTCAGTACCTTGGCAGCACGCTTCTTCCAAAGAAGCCTGTCGGCGCGTACAAATTGACCTGGGATGTCGTATCGAGTGAGAACAACCTGGCTGGCTTGTACGCCATCAACGGCGTGCCGGTTCCTGGTTCTGAACTGCCGTTTGCCAGCAAGTTCTCCGAGGCCAAAAATGTCATGGCCTCCCGCGTGATGCACGCGCAGGACGTGATGATTTTGCGCGAGCCTGGCAAGCCTGCCGTGGGCACCAATGCCTGGAATATGCGGAAGGAAGCACAGGACAAGTTGCGGAAGAAAGCCGCAGCCTGCGATGACGAGGTAGATTCGCAGATCGAGTATATGCAGATGCACGCTCTGCAAGGCGAGATTGTGTGGCCCCCAGTTGATGGCTCCGGGGCCGATATCGAATCGCCGATGCCGAGTTGGGGTGACGTTCAGATCACCATCTCTTTCCCGCTCAGGGCTGTGTTCCAGCAAGCCGCAACGACCCTCTCTGGATACAACGCTCGCGCCGGTGGTGGGGTTGCGTGGACTGATCCCTCAAGTGATCCAATCCTGGACCTTGAGGTCATTGCCCACCTGATCGAGAGGACCATCGGCGTCAATGCGCATGGCTCCAAGATCATCATGGGTGGAACCTTGCTTTCGTATATCGCCTTCAACACAAAGGTTCTGGCCTGGGTGCAAGGCACCGAGAAGGGAACTCCCTTCATCAACACAAGTAAGTTCCAGGAGTTCTTGAAGGTCCAGTTCGGGTATGAACTGATTCCGTACAATGCCAACTGGACGTATCGCAGTAATATCACCAGCCCAGATGGTCCTACGCTCAACACCGTCCCGTTCCTGCGAGAGAACCGCTTGATTGTCATCCCGCCCGGTGTCGATGTTGGCTACACTGCCTCTGCGCCTGCACCAGATGGAACGTACAAGCCTGGCAAGTACACCTGGCACGGCAAGGACGTTGAGCCTCCGTATGAGGACCGTGTTGGTGTCGGCGAAGTCGTATTCCCAATTCTCGAACGCGCCGACCAGATTTTCATCTTTGACGCCGACCTGTAAATGGCCGCTCCAACCGCGCCGTACTGTGAGAGCAGTGATGTTGCAGCTTTACTTCCGAACCTGATCAAGCAGGCTACGGATTTCACTGAGGCTACAATACCAACAAAGACTGCTGTCAACAACCTGATCGGGCAGTACGGCGGTTAGATTGGCGCGAAGTTTGCGCAGGCTGGATTCTTTGTACCTTTCCAAGAGATAAGTGGTGAAAGTTGGCCCGAACACCAGACATACATGCTCGCACTGATGAATGCCTTTGGTGTTGCTGGTGCGGTTGCTGGTCCAATTGTGAAACCTGCACCATCGATTGGTAGTAATCGCGGCAGTTCTTCAAACTGGCTCACCAGAGAGTACCAGGGGATGCTCGAAGAGGTAGTCAAATCTGGGTTTGGTTTCAGGTGCGACTACCGCCCAGGCTCTCCCGCCGAGGGCTTTGTCAGGGACCCGCAGGGACCGATCACCGATTATCTGATGGGCTATATCGATGTAACCAGACACCAAACACTTAGTGAATACACCGATATGATTCAACAGGTGCGAACCAGGTACGGCGTTTCAACGAGCCAGACGTGGGATCACATGGCTACGAACAGGCAGAGCCTAATCGGAATATGATTCTTGATCGGGTCCTTAATGTCCTGAGAAAGATAGGAGATCGGGTTGGATTCCGTGGGCACCTGAGAAGCACTGCCCAAGAAGCGCTCGATCTCTACCTTCAGGAAATGGCGGCAAGGCAACCTTACGGCCACATCGAGCACAATACCGGCCAGACCGTTTCCGAGAGGCTTGGGCACACGCCAATTAGTCAGGGATGGCAGAGCGGCGTGGAGGACACCAGCGAGGGAGTCCGAATCTGGATTGGCAACATCTCGGAGCACATTGCTTTCTATGTTGGCAAGACAAGGCGACACCCTATACCTGCTAGTCCTGATGCTTTCTGCTACTACTGGTGGGGCTCTCCACACCCTTGGCCTGCTCTCGATGGCAGGGCACCTGGGATGAGAAAGCATTCGAGCGTGCCTCATCCTGGAACTCAGGCGAATCCATTCCCGCAAGAGGCTGCCGATGCCGTGCTAGATAGCAGCGTTGTGCTTGTAAAAGAGGGAATTGCAGGCTTTATCAAGGATGCAATGTTGGACGAGGGGCTTACTGCCGCATGAACCAGAGAGCTTGCCTTCTCGCAATGCGAGAGTTAATGTCAGCAAATGAGGACACACTCATTGATGGTTTCAACCATCAGGGTCAGCCTCGCAAGCTAAACACGGTAGCGGTTACGCCACTTTCTGCGCCAAATGACTACTACTTTGTTATGGCCCAGGTAAGGAAAGTGACTTCAATGTCCTTTCCGGGTAGCGGAAATGTCGCCAGGCCAGTAGAGAAGTGTTTCTACGATTGCACCATCCATATCGCCGATGCTGCTTCAGCGACTTACGGCGAAGAGGCTGCTTTCGAGGACGTGGCCCTTGATTTCAGAATTCTGTCTGACAGGATTGTCGCACTACTGAGAGGGGTCAGTTTTTCTGCACCGTCGCCGGATGATGGTCCAACATTCAAGTTGCCAACACAGCGCGGCGGGGACAGGGAAGTGACCGTTGTAAATATGGACCATAACTGGTCGGATGTCTCTGAAGAAATCGTAGTGCCAATTCTATACAGTACAATTTCTTTCCAATTGGAGGAGTGCTGATGGGCGTCAAATTTGTCAGCGTCAAAAGTGAGCGGGGGAACACAAGGGCTACTGGCCCGGTCACTGGTGCTGAGTATCTGGTGGAGCCAACTGGCACGCCGGTCTCTGAGCACGATTACGAGGGTATCCTTGCGGTACTCGGCGATCCCTGCTGTGGCAAGGCCCTGCCGTTCGACGGAAAGGTTCGCGTCTTCCTGCCGCACTCAGCGTCGGCGAGGCAGGTTCGTGAGATACCTCAGTGGGTTTACGATCTCAAACCAGTTGCCGTTGAAGTGAAAGCAAAACCGAAGAAAGATTTGAAGAGTCCTGTCAGGACGAAACCAGAAAGGGAAGCTGGCAGGATAAAAGAGGAGGAATAACATGGCCGGAACGTATTATGCGTCAGGGGCCAGTGCCCCGACCATCGTTGAGGAATTGCTTGTTCAGGCAGAGAGCCGGGTCCTGCTTGGTAACGCCAACCTCTACGGATCGCTGGAAACTGAATCGGCGACCTATCTTGCGTACACGGCGAGCATTGGGCTTGCCAGTGGCGCATCCGTTGACCTGGGAACCCTGGCAAGTCTTGGCTTCTCTCACGTTCCGACCTATGAACCCGTTGAGAGCGCCAACATCCAGGATGCATCAATCTGGAATATGTCTGGCGAAGAGACAAGTGTGTCAGTTGGCCTGCGTCAATTCGATATGGCAGTGCTCCAACTCGCACTGGGCTCCGGCATCCGCCGAGATTTCGCTTCAGACACCGAGACCCTGCTCACCTTTGGTGGGAAATGCACAATGGACACGAGGCCGCTGTGCATCGAGGCGGCCAACGCTGCGTGCAACGCCCCAACCTCCGAGGATGTGCAAGCCGGTATCACTGCAATCATCATCACGCTGTACGATGTGATTTCGACATCTGGCCTGAACTGGGATACGATGGACGCCAAGGCAATCAATGAGCTTGCCATTGAATTCCAGGCGCGACCCGTTCTGGCCCATGACCGTGGCAATCGCCTCGGAAATATGTACTGCTACTAGGAGAGAGAGATGGCAGAAGAGAAGAAGACAGTAGAGGAAAAGTACACCGGTTTCAAATCGTTCAAGCTTGGCGGCGAAAAGGTGGAGTGGCAGCAGCCGAAGGGTAAGCGCGGCGTACAGGCCGTAAACTATGTGATGAACAAGCTTGGTCGGTTCATCGGCTCTGATGATGAGGGTGCTGAAGCATTCTCGGTGGTCGGCGAAATGCTTGCCGATGACTGGTTCTGGTCAACCGGCCTGCCAGCACTTCTTGGGGTGACAGCAGAAGAGTTGGAAAACATCACATACGTTGAATCCTTGAATGCAGTTTTGGGCGCAAGCTTCGCTTCGATGGCCGGACTTGGTGAAGACGAGGCAGATGAAGCCCTAAAAAACTAAGCAGGTACGCCAGCGATGGTGGTGAGCCTGGCGTAGACTTACTTGCTTGGTGGAAACAAGCACAACTCATTGCCGAGAAGTGCAACATCGAATTGACGTACCTCCAATTCGATGTGCCGGTGCCAGATTGGTACTGCTTACTGAGCGTGGCGATGGATGTTGACGAGAAGAAGAGGTATGAGAACTTTCTTCTCGCCGGAGGGGACCCGAAAGACTACAAGCACGTACCTCCATACCAGGAGGAGCGACGGCAGAACGATAACCCTGTTCAGATGATACTCGATGCCCTCACCGGTGGTGACGTGAAGATGTTTGGGAGGAAGGGTGCTGCCAGTGGGTATGCAGATGTCAGCGGGAGAAAAGTCTTCAGGCTCAGTACGGGTGAGATAGTTGACGAGAACGGCCAGCCGTACAAGAGTCGGCCCGGCGAACGTATGATTCCACTAAAGGAGGGCTGACAAGGCCCTCCTTTTGAGGTATAGAACATGGCAGAGCAAGTAGAACTCCTTTTCGAGAGTGAAATACGCCCCAATATAGATACAAGAGCCGCAGAAGCGCAGATCAAAAGACTTCAGCGAAGCGCGGAGCGCCTTGAAGATCAGTTCAACAAAACCTTCTCTGGGGTAGAGCGCCAATTCTCGGATTTCGACTATGGGATATCGAATGTAAAGCGCACCGTAGAGAGCGGCACAGATGCCGTCGAGAGAGTCTTCAAGGATCACTCTTCAAGTATCGGCTCTATCATGGACTCGATCAAGGGCCGAATCGAGGGCACATGGAAGAGTACGTGGGATAAGGTTGTTCACAGGTCCATTGTTCCAGACGGTATTGATGCTACGGAAAAAGAATTTGAACGCATGGGCGGCATCACTGAGAATGTCGTCGCAGCGTCGAACAAGATGGCTGAAGGTTTCGATCAGGCACTTGGGCGAATGCAGCAGAGCGTTGAGACTTTCACTCCCGCCGTGGCAGCAGTTGAAGATTTGAGTCGCCAAATAACAAGGATGAGCAGCAAGCAAATTGAGGATGCACTCTCCTTCCTGCCAGAGCAAATTCGGAGCCGAATAGCCTCAATGTCGCCGGACCTCGAAGCTGAGTACATAAGCTTGCTTGATAAGCAAAAGGCAGCCATCGACGCCGGTCTCCATGAAGAAGCAAATATTATTGGCATCAGGCTGAAAGAAATAGAGCAAAAGTTCGTTGATTTCGGCTTTGGTCTAAGAGACTCAGCGCTACAGGTAGAGTACTCAATGCGCGAGATGAGGCCAACCATCGTTGAGGCGATGGGTGGTGTTGCTCGATCCTTCCAGCTTGCCCGTGCCGAGGGGGTGGGCCTCGCCGGGGCTATGCCGATCATGGTTGATGCCGTTGGCGATCTTGGACAGAGACTTGGATTTTTCTCTGACAAGACGGTTAGCTCAGTACGGAACCTGAGTGGTTACGCTGAAAGACTTAGCGGAATGTTCAGGCGACTCAGCGGCGATGCGAAGCAGATCGACGGTTCCATGCTTGCTACGAGCAAGCGAATTGATACCGTTGCTTCTTCATTGAAAAACCAGCAGCAGGTATTCTCTCGCCTCTTTGAAGAAAACATCCGCAGCATAAAGAAGCGGATGGCAGCCAGGGCGCGGGAAGCAGAGCAAAACAAGGACCTAACCGCTGAAGATATAGCTGACATACAAAGAAAGAACGCGGCGGATGCAGATAGAATCCGCTCGATGAAAGTCGTTTACACTCGTAATATCTCAGCAATTGGCTCCCAACTGAACAAGCTTGAGGACAACACCAGGCACTTCCTGACAACCTTACAGAATACGGGCAGGGTCAGCGGTGAGAGAATCCGAGACATAGAGCACGCCATTGGTGGCCTTGGCCGAGAACTCAGCAACGCCTCGAAGACCGGCCTTGCCAATATACCAGGTCTTTCTAACTGGTTCGGGCAGATGACCGAGAACATCAATATCGCCAGCCGTTCAGTTCGAGAGCTTGGCGCTCACGAGGAGCGACTTGAGGCAACAAATGAAAAGCTCAACAACTCCTTTCTTGAAACAGGGAAGAGGATCGGCGGGATAAGGGGAGCAATCGGTCGGTTCATCCCCATGATTGGTCGGGCACAAAAAGAGTCAGGCGCGATGGCTGACAACGTGCAGAGGACCTTTTCAAGAATGGGCAACGGGGTCCAACAGACTACAGATGTGGTCAGTTACGCTCTCGCCGATCTTGATCCAATGTTCATGTCGGTGGCTCATGGCGGTAGGGAGATGGGCATGGCAATGGATGAGGTTATGACCAATATGGCCTCTGTTGCTGAGAGCGAAAGTGGCTCGATTGTAAAGGCCCTTTCAACGGTAAAGTTTATTTCTGCCGGTATCATCGCTGCATTTTCTGGCCTGATCATCTCCACTGGGAAACTGGCGAGTGAAGTAACTACACTTGGTATCACAATGAGGGCTGTTGCCAAGAACACAGGCTACAGTACCGATGCGATGGATCGTTGGGTTGAAGTATTGAAAGATACTGGAATCACTACTCGTGCTGCAACCAACGCCCTGACTCAATTTATGAGAGCCAAGCTTCCGACCAATTGGAACGATCCGATCATGGAGGCAAGCTTTTCTATTAAGGATATGGCGCGGTCTGCACAGAACCTTGCTGTGTCCATGAATACCGATTCTTCTGCTGCCTTCTCCCGGTTCATTCAATTTGTTCAAACGGGGAATAGCCAGCTATTGGATGCGATTGGAATTTCCAAGAATGCTTCTGTCATGCTCAAGGAATACGCAGATGCCCTTGGCCTGACGGTCAAACAACTTTCCGAGCGCCAGCGCTACGAGGCTCTGATTTCGGGCTTGATGCGGGAAAGCGCCAAGGTGCAAGGCGTATACGAAGAGGCGATGAAAACGGCAAGTAAGCAACTTGGCTCGATGAAGAGGTATCTTGAAGAGCTTCGTCTTGAATGGGGCAAGTACTTTGAGCCAATTCTTGCTACCATCATTTTCAACTTCAACAAACTTCTCAAGATTCTTACCAAGATTCCGGCAGAGACAAAGCAAGCAGTGACGACCTTCATAACCATAGCAACGGCGATTTCTGGAATTGGTCTTTCGTTGACTGTTGCTCTGCCGAAGATCAAGGGTGTTCTGACAATCTTGAAGCCGGTCATTGGAATTTTGACCGGTAAATTTCAGTTACTCGTCGGCGTGATTGGCATAGCTGCCGCTGCCCTTGGGAAACTCTTCTTCAAAATCGAAGCCGAGGGTGAGGGGGTTGAGGGCATTGCCAATAGGGTTCAGTACCTAATCGACAACATCGGGGAAGTGACAGGGGCGCTACAACCAATCGCTGACTGGATCAGTTCGTTCTTGAAAATGATCAAAACTCACTTCGGCGTGATTTCCTACCGTATCAGTAGAATTATAGACGACTTGAAATCCAAAGTTGGCAGCTTTGTTGATGAGCACCCGGAACTAATGGAGTTCTTGGAAAAGGCAAAGATTGTCCTTTCTGATTTGTTTACCGTTGTTTACACGGTAGTCGATAAGGTCCTGGGGGCAATTGGGGATTTACTGAGTCAAGATTGGGAAGGTTTCTTTGGCAAGCTGGAGGACGCAGGTAAATACATAATCACCTGGGCCGTTGAGTTTTTCCAGGAGGTTGTTGTAAGCGCCTATGAGTGGGGCAAGGCGCTGATCTCATCGTTCGTGACCGGCTTGATCGCACGCGCCAGAGAAGCAATACCTGGAGCCATGACACAAATTGGCAATCTGATTTCCATGTTCCTTGAGGGTCATAGCCCGGCGAAGAAAGGCCCTCTGTCCAATATTGGATCGTGGGGAACCGGGATCATGTCTGAGTTCGAGCGCAGCTTGCGCCGAAGGAAGATAGCCTTTGACGAAGGAATGTTCACTGGCCTTTCTGGTTTGTCTGGAAGCGCAAAGGCTTGGGGTGACAACATAATTGGCGTGTTCATGGATGCAATCGTCGGCAAGGCTGCCAGGGCAGTTGGGCCAGCAATGGACACGGTTGGAAGGCTCCTGGGTAGCTTCCTTGAAGGTCATTCCCCGCCGAAGGAAGGAAAACTCTCTGAAATTGAAGACTGGGGAAAGAACGTCTTTGAAGCGTTCCTGACTGCGTTCGAGGTTGCGGACTTTAGCATTTTAGACAGGGCACTTAGTCTAGTTCGGGAACGAATCACTTCTCTTGTTGGGGACGCAGAGAGCGCAGGTGCCCAAGTTGCACAGGCCATGATCCAGGTGAGGGAAGCTGTTGCCGGTGCCATTGCTGAAGCCAGGGCAACCGGTGGACCGCTCGATCTTAGCGCCTTGCGTGAGCTAATCGTTGGCACCATGACAGTCTACGCCCAAGATGTTGCCGCTGTCGTTGAAGCAATGTTTGATGCGATGCAGGCCCAGGAAGTTTTCAACAATCTTCAGGAGAAGATCAATGCTGCAAGGGAAGCAAGGGCAACAGCAATAAAGGCGGCGGAAGAGCGGTTGCGCTCCATAACCGATGGCATGAAAGCTATCCAGGATGAAGTTAAAGCGCTGGAAGAGCGAATAGAAGCCGAGGTTGAGGCTAGGCTTGAAGTTATGAATCTGATGGTTGACGAGAAGCTGATGGATGAGCTTGGTCGCCAACTGGAAGAAGCAAATAGGGATATTCGTCGGGCACAGGCAAGGTTACAGAGGGTTCGGGCCGGTGCGTCAAAGTATGGATTGAATATCCTGACCTGGGAAGAGATCAATGCTGCTGCCCAAATGGAACTGGCTCAGAGACGACGAGACGAAATCCAAAGTCAAATAGACGTTCAGGAACAGATTCAGACCGAAATAGAGCGGGTCCGCGCCGAAGTTGCAGAACAGTATGAATCCCAATTTACTGCCCTTGAGGAGCAACTTGAAGCTGCAAAGGAAAGGGCGGAATTTGCCCAGGAGCAAATTGAAGGCTTGCGGCGAGCGAATCAGACCGCATCCGAAGAGGAGAATAAGCAACTTGCCGAGGCGCAGGAACATGCCAGAGAAGTTGCCGCTCATGCTCAACTCCTTTCTATTCTACTCGATCAAAGAATGAAGGCCGAAGAAGATTATGCCAAGGCCCTTGAGGGGGTTGAGGAGAAAATCGATGAAGCAGCAGAGGCAATTGAAGACGTTGGAGAGAACCTGCTGAAAAATATTCAGGAACTCGAAGAGAATATAGATGGTTGGGACGAGTACGATGAACCACCGCAGTTCTCGATTATCTTTAACAAGTGGCTTGACAAAATGGGCCTAAGTCTTGAAGATGGAATTCCGGGGCTAATCACGGGAATCCAAAAAAAGCTCCAGGAGGCTATAGTTGAAATAAAAAACCAGGTCGTTGAGAAGATAAATGAAATTATCGTCAATACAATAACTGGCGTCCTTGAATTCACTGGCCTCGATAAGTTGGTCTTGCTTATGGATCAGCTAAATATTCTAAAGCTGCCGATTCAAGCATTCGATAATCTACAAAGGCTCTTGAAGTTGGCCTTTGTGTATGGCGGGTTATTCCTCGGAAAAGTGAAAGAATTTATTTCTGGAAGAATCAAGACATTACTTGAAGAGAATTCCGAGATTGTAGATAGGGTAAAAGAGGGGTTCAGAATAGCAAAGGAAAACCTCATCAGTATGATAGGTGGGCTCCTGATCCTAGCTACAAAAATTCCATTTGTCTCGCAATTCGTTGATCTGCTCAGTCAGCTTTCCTCACACGCCACGTCTATTGTAGAGAGCGGGATGGCCTTGATCATGAAGGGCCTCCTTGTCACGCTGCTGAAGTTTGCACCGGTTGCCGATGGGATCATAATGTTCTTCAGCGAACTAACCCAGATATTCATTGACCTCGCATCCGGGAACATGGCTGCCCTTGCTGTAGATGCAGCGGAACTGGTGGAGGCGATTGGGAAAATCCTCGGCATGGACCCAAGCGCAATAGCCAGCCTGATCGATCCAATTGTATCGGCAATCGACGGAATGGTTGAAGGAATCGTTAATGCGGTGGGTAGCATTGTCGGCATAATTGTCGCGCCGTTCCAGGAAGCGTATAATATTCTTGTGGGCAATTCAATCATACCAGAGATGGTAAGTGAAGTTCTAACACTAATTGCCAGCATTCCGACAGCGATTTTTAATATGGTTGCCGATTTTGCGGCATCGGCGACAGCCATTGGAATTGAGGTTTACACAGGCTTTAAGTCTCAGGTCCTTGGTATCTTGAATGAGATTGATATGTGGTTCTATGATATCTCAGAAAAGGTAAGTGGAACGGCTGAAATGTTCCTCCAATCTGCAACAACGGCAGCAATTGAGATTTTCAATAGCTTTCAGAACGAAATCGCGCATATCTTTGCAGAGGTTGATATGTGGTTCTTCGATATCTCGGAGAAGGTGAAGGGGACCGCTGAAATGTTTTTCAATTCAGCGGTGAGCGTTGCATCTGGAATTGTCGATGGATTCAGGGAGCGAATTCTTGGCCCCGATGGAATAATGGGTAAGATTGGTGGCTGGCTCTCCAGTGTTGTTAGTGCGGTCAACGCGCAGGACGTACTAAGTCGCTTCGCTGATGCAGGGCGGTCCATTGGAGAGACGATTATAAGCTCTATTTCTGAGGGGATCAATCGGGCAACAGTTAGTCTTTCCGGCGCAGTGAAGGGTATCTGGAACAACCATTTGCGTGGGCCATTGCAAGACGTAATAAACAGTGTGGCAAATTCTGTCAACAGCCTAATACGGACACTCAACGACGCAGCCAGCGTCATCGGGTTTGGCGATCAGTGGCCTTTCCCAATAGGTGAAATAAATGCACCGCAACTACCAAGTCTCGATGTCGGCGGAATAACGCTACAAGATACCGTGGCTCAACTGCACGCCGGAGAGGTTGTGATGCCATTGGATAGGCTAGACCAGGTTCTCAACAAAGCATTCCAGGCAGGAAAACAGCAGCAGCAAGTACCAGCCTTCGCGCCACACATCATCCTCAATGGATCGGCGAGACCGGAGGATATTCAGCCAGCAATTGAAGGCGTGTATGATTGGTGGGTTGAAAAGAGCAGGAGCGGCTAATGGGCGTCACCGTAACAATACAGGGAGAGCAAAGACGGATACCGGTCGTGCAGCTTGACGGTAAGATTTACTTCATCCTTGGCGGCACGTACAATTTTCTGCACGATGAGAAAAGGATTCAAGAGAACTATCTTGCAAGTGGTGAAGTTGACAGGCAAATCCAAAACACAGGGAAGACTAGGCACAAGTTTAACATCATTGCTCCATCCACAGCGGACCTTGTTGATGTCCAGGGTGCCAGTTGGGATGTCGGAACAAGAGACGACTTGCATACTTCTGCGGATAAAGTCCCGCCATACGACTGGCTTGAGTTCTACGATATCTCGGCTGACCAAGATTTCTCAGGCACCTATACCCATTACGTTGTTATGAAGATCGATTGGGAAGTTCCCTACAACAACGATCCAGGTATATGGCAGATACCGGTTGAGCTTTGGGGGTATGCAGTTCCGTGATAGACATCTCTTCGACACTTGAGGCTGCTGTCTCAGAGAGGAGCCGTAGCTCTATCTTTTCTGTTACGGTCGAGCCTGTCTCGCTGGAAATGGAAGCTATTGATGGTCTAACTTGCTCCGTCGCCGTTCGCCGACTCCAGGAAGGAGATGACTACTTTTTTGCCACTGGTCACGATTCACCGGACACGGCAATTCAGTACAAGAGAATGACAGGTGTTACCCAATCTTCTGATTGGGATTCTGGTTGGTCAAATCTTGTTACATCCCTGTCTACATCCTCTGTTAGAAATCACGATGCCTTCGTAGATGGCGATGACATCCTTGTGATATATGGCATGGATGATGGAACTGTGCGAGGAATTGAGTCAGATGATGGCGGCCAGACTTGGGGATCGGACTATGAAATAGTTGATACCGGCGATTCAAGTCTGGATACCTACATGGTTAGCATTGCCAACATAAACACCATTTACTTTTTCGCCTATGAGGGCATTGCGTATAATACGACTATCTACAGAGCATCTAGGCCGAGCAAGGTCGGGTCCTGGTCAGATGATGGTGCGTGGGATTGCGGAAGCAATTTCATCTTCAGTTACGGAGGTTATTCGTGGCAAATTCATGCTAGGGAAGATGCAAATGACGAAAGCGATCATTCCCTGGCAATCAACGCAATAAAGGGTTATCAAGAAGATGGTTGGGAGTGGTCTTTCAGGACAAGGTGCAAGAACGAGACCTGGGGCATTGTAGAGCCTGTGTTTGGTGGGCTTCCAACGAATCTCGACTACATCCTCTCTCTCGCCGGTCTCTCAAGGTGGACAAACGGCTTCATGTTTGCTGGTGTTGTGGAGAAGTACATTTTCGCTGCCGATGAATATGGTGCTGATTCTGTATACGAATTCTTTATTGCTAGAACTTCGGATGTGAAATCCTTTCACATGGTTCCGACTGGTCTATCTCTTAAGAGCACAGATGAAATAGCTGGAATTGCTGAAGACAGCGGCTATATTTGCATACCAGTAGCTAGATCAACAGATACTTTGGTTTATCTAACTCCTGCTTCTTCGTGGTTTGGTTCTACGCCAAATGAGACCGAACTGACAAATGATGTCCAGAACGATATCAGTATAGATCAATCCGCGCTAGTCGCTGCCAAAACGGGCATTGCCGTCACTGACATTGGTGGGCTTTACAACGATGGCGCTTTATTGAAGGGCGGCTCGATTCTAAGGGTCTCCTGCGGATACATGACAGCGGCGGGAGAAGAGTTGCAGCAGAGGTTCACCGGTCAAATCACAGCGGTCGCCGATAGGCCAGGAATCGGCGGGGCGGTTGCCGTGGAAGCGCTCGATCTATTCTCAAGGGCAACTGCATCAAAGAGCGGGAAGCCCCACTTACTACTTGGTCAGAATATGTTTTACACAGACTTTTCAGACGAGTTAGATATCGATCTTTTTGTTTCCCAGAGCGGCGTGTGGCAAATCGCCTCAGGTACCCTTGAGGCAACTGAAGCAGATAAGACCTCGATGATCATTGCTGGCTACGACGCTGACGACGCTCACATTGTAATGGCGAAGGTGAATGCGCAGGCGGATATTACAGACATCAAAATGGGCCTGCTCGTCCACTATAGGACAAACTCTGATGGTGTGGCAATGGCGCTTCTTGTCAGATACAATGAAACATCCGACAGGGTTGAAGCTTATCGCCTCAATGTAACAAATTGGGATTACGATCTTATCGCTATGTCTTCCAGTCCACTTGGCTGGTCCGCCGACACAGATTATTGGATCATGGCTACACTGAAACATGGTCGCCTTGGTGCTCATTACTCAACAGACGGAATCAGTTGGGTCGAAGCGCTGTCTGATCTTGACGCAAGCGGCTCTGCAAAGAATCTTGGGTTTAACGGCTATGCTGGTCTGTACTGCGAAATACCAGAGGGAAGCTCTTCAACGGTTCGATTTGACAATGTTGGGATTTACTCCATGTACCCGCCGCTTTCCGGTTCAGATATAATGGCCTACCTTGCTGGTTCAGCAGGACTTGAGACAGATGAAGTCATGGAAGCAAACGACGCCTTCCCTGGCACTTCATTCTCTTCTTCCTGGGATACTCCTGGTGTAGATGGTACATGGTCTGTTTCTGGTGGATACGCGCAGGGCTATAGAAGCTCTACTGATCCAACTGTGTTGCGTTCAGATTTATCAGCAACGGACATTGTTTTCAAGGCAACCCTTGCGGTGCTGGCAGAGGAGACCGGAATCATAGCCAGGGCAGATGATGGGATAACAGAGTGCTATGCTGCCGTTGTCTCCTCAACCGTTGCCGAGATACGAAAAAAAGACACGGCGTGGTCAACGCTCTTTTCCATGCCGGTTACACTTAGCGGAACGGTCGAGGTTCTTTTCTGTCTTCGTGGTGGCTACCTGACCATGTTTGTCGATGGCAGACTCCTTGCAATGGCATACGATACCTCATTCAGCGAGGGGTATATTGGCTTGTTCTCCGATGCTCAAGTTGGCTCTCCGTCAAATCACGATACCTTTGTGGCCGATGGATTCTACAATCCAATCGATGCAGTGATAGTAAAGCCGGATGATACAATTGCATCGATCATGTTGCAAATTGCCAGCAAGCACGAACACGGTTTGTTTTTCTGTAACGGCGATGGTGAGCTTACGTTTGGCATCTTCGATGGAACGGACGTTGATCTTGATGCAAGGAGTATAATGCACGAGATCGATATCTCAAGGAGGCCAGATAGATTATTGTCGATCTCTCGTGTAGTGGGCAGTAATGCCTATGGTGAGAGCCGGGATGGTAATTGGGGTGCAGAATTGCTTGGGCACAAGTGGGGCTACCAGCAGGATAATGTTCTGAGAACTAGAGTTGCTTGCCTTGAGCGTGCCGAGGCGGAGGTTGCGAGATCGCAACGAATTACAGATGAGAGAATGTCCATAAATGGACACCCAGGACTTGAGTTGTGCGATGTGATACAGACGGCGAGGGTGCCAACCGGGACACCCTTCTCTCGCCGGGCTTTCTCAATAAGTGAAGTGATCGGCAGCGGCAAATATGAAATGTCACTGCAAAATCTACAGGATGTGGACAGCGAGACGCCATGAGAAAAGATGATCCACTTAGCCTAGTAAAAGAAATGGTGCAAGAAGGCACGCTGCGAGAGGCAGATGTGCTTGAGGTTCATACAGAAACACGGCAAGCAACAATTCGCTTGCGTTCTACCTCACTGACCGTTGTTGCTGGCCTTGGGAGTATCGATCCGCAACTGGTCCTAAACTCAAGGTCTAGGCTCTTGGTCTATGTTGGCCCACTTGGGAGCGTGACGGCAGTTGCCCTCATTCAAGATAGGCCAATAAGTTCAAGTGCTCCAGGTGTTACACTTGGAGACATTCACGGCGCGACCTCCTTCAATGTCCTGAACTCTGCGAGAGATGTTGTTTTCTCTGTGAACTCTCTTGGGGATATGAGCTTTCCTGCTGGAACGTACTCGACTTACGATTGGAATCCGGCAGAATTCATTTCAGCGCCGGTTATTACAACTGCCCCATCTTCTGTGTTTACTCACGAACGAGAGCTTTCCGGTGGTCTCGGTATTGACTTGGCGGACAATGGGCCAGGAAACGATATTGTAGTCTTTATTGATACTTCCGAGGACCTGGACTGGTTGGGAGATCACACCTTCGCCGAAGACGTTAACCTTGTAGATACAGCGTCCTTGGTACTTGAGGATGGCGCTGCTGTTGGGTTGGGCGCTGGTGCAGGGCGACTAGTATTCAACGATGAAGCCACTGACGAAGTTGTGTTTACTGATTGCTTCGTTGGGATAGGGGGTACACCGTCCTATGAGCTAGATGTTGACGGTGATGTCGCCGTGACCGGCACAATTGGGTTTCTTGGTTTTCCGCCAGTCGCACATGCTGGCGTGGGGTACATAGGCTCACTCAGCGACCGAGATAGCTTTTACACATTTGCGGCCAATGTAGACATTACAACTCAGTCTAACCTGGGGCAGTACGTTGCTGTATTATCAAGCATTCAGATTGACGGAACCCATACGGGTCTTCAACTTGCTGGCAACTATGGCTCTGTTAAGTGGGGGTCAACGGGTAAGGTTTGGGATTTGTACGGCCTCAATAGCTATGTCACCGCCGACGGTGGAGACGTTAGTCGCATGTACGGTGGCGCTTTCAGGCTGTACATTGGGTCCAACAACACAGGTACAGTCGCAGACACCTACGGGGCTCAGGTCTATCTCAACACCAATAATATGAGCCCTGGAGACATGACGAATTTCTACGCCTTCCATTACTCCCATTATGGCACAGAGCTACCTACAAACTACTTTGGCCTCTACGTGGCTGATGATGGCCTGCATCACTACCTGGATGAGTTCGTAGGCATCGGGGCCGAGCCGAGCGGTAGCTACAACCTGGAGGTCACTGGCACGACTGGCTTCGAGGGCAATGTCAATCTGGATGGCAACCTGACCGTTGAGGATGGGCATTACATCTACATGGACGACGCCAGTACCTTTATGATGGCTACTGGCGGTGATTTTCTAGTATCTGCTGAGAACTGGTTCGGATTCACTGCCCCTGATATTCAGCTTACCGGCGCTGTTGCCATCTCAGGAAACTTGGCATTTAGTGGCTCAAGGACCATCACAACAACCTCGGATGGTGATTTGACTATTCAGCCCGATGGAACCGGGCATATAATCGCTGGAACAGACGTGCAGTGGTCTAGCGGGAAGCGTGCCTACTCGGAGTTCACGTCGGGGTCGTTCGGCGCTGGATGGGAAATCAAATACGATGGCACGTCCAGCTTTGCTGAGGTAGACAACCTCACTGTACGCGGCACAATGCGCACCCACATTTTCCAGTATGACATTGTGAGGGCCACCAATGGCTACCTGTTCATCGCGGATAGCTCAGAGATTACCCATGCCGCCGATGTAGGGAACTCGTACATCTTTTGCAAGCACAACGTCTTCCAGGCCGGAGACTTGCTCTGGTACAAAGATTTCGATTTGGACGCTGGCAGTATCTCCGAAGTCAAGATGACTGTTAGCTCCGCCGATGGCGGGGTATCAAAGAACGGACAAACTGTGTACCAGTACACGGTCTCGGTTGACACAGGGAGCCTGGCTGACTTAGATGCTGGTGGAACTGTGGTTCGTGTTGGCAGCACGTCAGACTCCGCCAGGGAAGGCGCAATCTACCTGGACGCCTCCAGTACCTACGCGCCGTTCATCGACATCTTTGACGATGTGGACAGTTGGGGCGATTTCGGCAGCGCCAGCAAGACCAAGGTGCGGCTTGGGCAACTTGAGGGAATCACTGGGACCGACGAGTACGGGCTCTTTGCGGGAGATGGGCTCTTTGGGGATGACGATGTTTGGCTGAGAATGTCCACCGCCGCGACGGAGCTTCGAAACCTCACGCTGCGAATGCACGATGGGACCAATCATGTGATTGTTCTTGACCCATCTGACCCTTCGCTTGCGATAGGTACGCCGTACCCAACGGGGCATCTGGCGAGTAGTGGCATTTGGATGGGCCAAGACGGGGCAGACATCAAGGCGCATCTGGGCACGGTTACGGCAGGCAAGTTGACGGCGGGTTGGTCATGGGATGATGGTCTTACCGTCATGGGGGACACGCTGATTGGCCCAGGAACAACGTTTGGTCTTGAGAATCCCAGGTTGTTCTGCAATTTCGAGGGCGGCAGGCCCTATGTCACGAACTACATGGTTGATGTCAATTCCTTTGACGGCACCCGCCCCACGATTACGGGCGCTGAACCGATGGGTGTCCCCGGCAACACCGGGAAGGCGTATCACGGTCGGGGCAATGTCATTAGAACGAATTACATCAAAAATGGCCTATTTGGGGTCAATGTGACAGACTCTTGGAATAAGAGTCCTTCCCTTACTGCGACTCGGTGCACGGATGAGCCGTTTATTGGTGCTGGATACGCGAATCTTACATCGACTGCATCGAATCAGGCATTTTACAACCAGTACGCACCTGCGGTCGGTGGCGACAAGGACGTTGTGGTTTCTTTCTGGTATCGGAAAGGCAATAATGTTCGTGTTCGCCTGTATGACAGCGGGGGTACTGCTACCCTGGCCCAAACCTACGATATCACTTACGGCGACGGCGACAAAGACGAGTGGACATTTGCCTACCTTCAGGGTCGAACGGCTTCAAGCGGGTCTGTCGCTGTGTATGTTCTTTTCTACCTGGATAGCGGAGAAGAAATTGACATCGACGGAGTGGTTCTAACGACGGGGACAGTCCCTTGCCCCTTCCTATTTGGTTCCGCGAATGGCGTCGATTGGAGCGGTACAGCGCACAACTCAACATCGGTGCAGTCCGGTGTCGAAGAGCTTCGCCTAGAGAACGCGGTCAATCTGGACTCGTTTACTGTGGTCGGTTCGTTCATCCCACACATTGACGAGAACGACACCGCTACCTATGTGGCCGGTAGCGGATATTCAAGCTATCCATTTAGGCCAATTCAAATTGGGGATTACACCGCCAGCCCAAGCCTGGCGATTGGCACCTGGTACACATCGACCAGCACAACCGCCTACTATGTAGACCACAACGATTCGCCTTGGACGGACACGGAGGGGAAGAGCATTGACTACGAGGCGGGTGAATCGGTTTTCATAGCAGTAACTTGGGACGGAACAAGTCTGAATTGGTACGGGGTTGTGTATGGCGATGCCTGGGCCAGCGCTGTGAGTGTGTCGCCTGGCGACGGTTTTAACAGCGGCGGCGGCACAGATGAACGGCTCGACCTGATGGTTGCAGATGGCGATGCTGCCCAGTCGTGTGAGTGGGTCGCGGTGCTCGACCGGGCCATGACCGAAACGGAGTTGAGACAGCTTTTCGAGACCGGCCAGGCCCCTACCGTCAAGCGCGGGAATCACGAACTTTGGCTTGCCGATGACGATGGCGCGAAGGTCATGGGCTACAACAAGGGCCTGTATGCCTGGGATGACAGCGGAGCGGAAGCATTCGCTATTGCTGCGGCTACCGTCGAGTGGGGCACAACCTACACAGGCGCAAATCAGCTTTCCGCCGGAAATATCGTGCTCAGTGATCCTGACAGTGAGCACTTGTATCTTGACGGCTCATCGATTGAGTTCAAGGATGGGGCAACGGTACTTGGTAGCCTTTCGTCCGCGACTTGGACACTTGGCGACACAGATGAAGCGTACTTGGATATTTCATCATCTGCTATTACAATGTATGACAGTGACGGCGATGATCAGCTTGTGGTTAGTGCTGGAGAAATAGTCATTGGCGATGAGTCTGGTGGTGAGAGTGTTCATGTTGCCTCTGATAGCCTAAAGATGAAGGCCGGGGGGCTGATATATTTCGAGATTGATTCTTCATCGACCATTTTCACAAGAACTGGATATTCAAATGCGGGGCATGTTCTTACTAAAGTGGGAACTGGTGCCGATGCTGGAATATCAATTATGTATGGTTCTACCGTTAGAGGTAGATGGCAACACGATGGAGACATATTTATAGGCTCTGATATTTCATCTCCTGGCTCTACTTATTTTTCAGTTTTTGCGAATAACCAAACATACAATACTGAAGGTATGCTTGCTGGCGACATGCTCATCGGAGACAACACGGCAGGTGTTTCACCAAGGGCCAACATCAAGTGGGATTACACAAACGGACGGATGTTGTTCCGTGGCGGACAGACAACAACTCTCTATATCGATACAGATGGCACCCTCGTTGCTGGAAGCGGAGAAGTTGCACTTGATGCAGATGGAATCACAATTAACGCTGGTGCGGGAGTTGCTAACCTTGTTAAGTGGGTAGACAGCGGGACATCTATTGCAAAGTTGTGGTCAAATGTAATAAGCGGCGATTATTACATCACCCTCAGTACTTACGCTCCTGCAACCAGTTCGGACAGAAGCCTTGTGATGGTTCAGGCGAGCGCAAATGGCTCATACGACAGTGCTGGAATAGATTTGTACAGTGAGGATTCTTCAAATGTCGCGCACGCTGCTCTAAGGATAGATACTGCAAGAAAGATAACCGCGTATGACACGGCGGTACAGGTTGGCAGTACCCTTTCTCTTCAAAACTCCTCTACATATCTGGATGATGGCTTGAATATTTATCTGTCTGGAGTAAAGGAATTTCTTGCACTGCAAGGATCATCTGTTGCGCACGGAATGACAGGTGACGCCGATACGAAAACATTTGGCAACATGAAGCCATTTAGCTCAAGCTATGGCGGGTTGTTAATCGAGGGGTATTGTGAAACGGCGAGTCAGGCAGAGGGATTTGTAGTTGAGGCCGTTGGGCAAGAGACAGATACAAGAGGTACTGCTGGCGTAGCGCCGATCATGCTGAAAACGTATTCACAGTCTACCACAACAAGGGGAAACCCAACCGCCGATAAAAATATACTTGCTATTGCGGCGGGTGGAAATACGAGATTCATCTTTGACTCTGACGGAGACTTGCACATGGAGGGAACTGTGGCTGAAGAGGCATGGGATGAATACGACGACATGGCCCTCCTGCATGGCTTCCGCGCTGCCTCTGCTCCAGGGCTCAAGGAGCGATGGGGGGAGTTCATAAATGAAGCAAGGCCAGTTTTAGAGAAAACTGGCGTGGCGACCTTCAATGAAGATGGAAGTGTCTGGTATGGGGTGCGAGGGCTCCAAATGCTTACCGTGGATGCACTTCGTCAATTCTACGGCGAGGTTCAGGATCGTTTCTTGAAATATGAGAGAGAGCTAGAGACGCAAAGACTTGAAATCGAAAGGCTCAAGGGTCAAGCATGAAGGAATACCAAGTGGCAATATGTACTGTCATAGCCTGCATCATCATTATATTTGTTGTCACTGCCATTCAAGCAGCATTTTTGTTGGCTATTGCGAGTGCTTTAACGCCCGATATGTCACCGGTTGAGGTCTTGCGCCTGTAGCTGGTTTGTGGTATAATAGAGGAACTAAAAAGGAGGTAGGTAAATGGAAAGCAAGAAGACAGTAAAGGTTAAAATCAGGAGCCTGAGAAGGGCCATGAGTCCGCGAAAGGTCGCGGGACAGGACAGATTTCTTCCCTCTGCCCTCTCGGTCTTTTTTGATTCCCCTTGGGAAAATCCCCTGAAGCAGCTTTACGCCAGCATGATGTACAGAAAAATAGCGGATGAGCACGAGCAAATCACAGTTGCTTGGGATAAGCAAAGGGAAGAGATCGTTGACAGGCACGGCGTAGGGATAGAGCTATCTGGCTCCAACGGCAAGGTCCAAAGGGGGCTAATTGCTGCCGTGAATGGCAAGGATAGGGAGGCTGCTGCAACTTCTCTCGCCGGACTTGAAGATGAAGACTTTTTTGCCATAATGGAAACCATTGTCGATGCGGTTGCCAAGGGCAAAATTCTCGTCGGGGAAGCAAGAATGGATGCAGAGAAAGAGATGGAGAAGGCAATGGAGGAGATTGGTGAGGGGGAGGTAGAGATCGGTGTTGCGCCACTTGGGATTGAGGCACTAAGCGAAAAACAGTTGCCAACCTCAACCCTTTCCGATCTATTTTGGCTTTTTTCTCTTGACGCGCAAGAAAAGCCTGCCAGTTAGCTTTCTTTGGGGGGGGTGCCAGTGGATGCGTAGGCTGGCATCCTCTGCCGTGACATAGGTATCAGCATAAAACTGACCCTCACTAGTGACAGTGAGGGTCCTTTTTTTCTTCCCGTACTCCCCTTCCTTCCAAGCGATGAGGCCAAGGTCTTTCAGTTTTTCAAGGCGGCCAAACACAGAGGAACTTGAAAGGAATCCGGTCAGCTTCATTAGCTCCTGGCAAGATGGTGGTGGGTCGTTTGTTGCGATGGCCCTTATGATTTGCAGGTCCCTCTCATCGAACTTTCTGCCTGTCACTACATTACCTCTGTCATTGAAGCGTTACCTGGCTTAGAAACACGGATTATGCTACCTTCTGCGCCAATTGACGCTGCAACAGCGCTGACATGACTAATGACCATGATTAGGTCAAAGAGGGCAGAGAGAGAAGAAATGATCTCCAGTATCCCCTCTTGACCATCGGTATCCTGGCTACCAAATCCCTCATCGATTGCCAGGAATTTCATTTCTGTCCCGCTTCTCCGGGCAAGCATCTGCCCGATTGCGAGGCGCAATGCAAGGTCACTCCTGAACCTCTCGCCGCCACTAAGGGTTTCGATGGGTGCGTCCATTCCGTCAAACTGCACCCGAATATCCAATGTTTCGGACACGCTTCCAGATTGCGTTGTTCTCTGGCTCTCCAGGGAGATTGTCATATTTGGAGACATGGTAGAGAGATATTCGTTTGCGTCTCTTTCGATCTGGGGAAGCGCAGCTTCAACGATAAGGGCCTGTGCCCCACCTTTCCCCGCCGCTTTTACCAGGAGATCGGCGCAGGTGGCTTGCCCGTTGAGTTCTTCGAGTTCAGACTCCATCCTCTCGATTTGAGCTTCAAGTTCCTGGCTGGCCTTGATTTTTGCCTCTGCCAGAGCTACTGCGGTGGTTGCGGAGGACTTGGTGTTTTCTAGGTCAAGTAGCCCTTGCTCCAGGTCTTCTATTTTTCCTGAGAGTTCTTCCTGGCATTGCAGATTGGCAATCTTTTTCTGTAGCCCTCTCTCGTCATACTCGATGGCGACAATCTCACCTACCGCTTTATCTCGCGCAAGTTCCTTTTTCCCTTTGAGCTCTAGGGACTCGGCGAGTGAGGATTTGGCTGTCTCTAGCACTGAAAGATCGGCCCCTGCACCCTGAAGCTCTTCCATTTCCCTTTTTGCGCCTTCATGTTCTTCTTTGTTGTAGCCAAGAGATTCTTCTTCTAGGCCCCGAAGCTTGGTGCGTAGCTCTAGGGCGAAGTTGCCTGACGAAAGAACCTTGGCGGCATCCTGTGATACCGCGAGTTCATCCGTGAGTCTTTCTACTTCTCGCTCTTGTCCCTCAATTTCTACCTCTCTCGCCGCATTCGCCCTATCGTCCCTGGCGATTTCAGCTTGCAACTTTTCAATATCTTGTCGCACGAGGCTGGTGCGTTCGTGTGCTGCTCTGAGTGTGTCTTCAAGATCGGAAATCATACTTTCTAGTTTGAGGATTTCATCCTCTGTATCTTGGAGCACGCCGTGACCTTCTGGAATTTCCTGTTCGCACGTTGGACAGATATCATCGGAAAGCAGGTCAAGCTTTTCCCGTAGCGCGAGTTGCGTGGTAGTTGCAACGGCCCTGGAAAGAGCGACCTCCTCTATCTCATCGCTCAGTCTGTCAATTTCCTTTTGCGAAAGCGCCTTATTCTCTTTCGCTCCGATCACAACTTGCCGCATTGTGGCAAGCATTGATTCTGAGCTTTCAATCTCTTCATTGAGTGCCGCAATTTTGGCCTCGTGCTTCGGTGCTGTATCTGCCACTTGCTTGAGCGTGGCGGACTCAACATCGATCTGTGTCCTGGTAATATCTGCACTTGCCTTCGCGTATTTTTTCTTGTCAAGGATTTCAAGTTCTGCCCGAAGCTCCTTGTACCGCTCGTATGAGGCTCTGATTTCTGCCTCTTTTTCGATTACTCCTTCAGCGTTTCTTGCCTTTTCGGAGGAGGTAACTATCTCATCAAGGATAGTTGCCAGGGAGCCATTCAGGTGCCCCTTGCTTGTGAGTAGCGATTCCAAATCTCTGGTAACGGCGGCTACCTCTGCCAAGTCAAGCTGTAGCTGTTTTAGATGATCCCTGGCAACGATGATATCTAGCTCGGTACTATTAAGCCATTCGGTAGATTGGGCCAGGTCCTCTTCGCCGCCTTCTGCATTGATGGCTCTTTCCTTTGCTGTATCAAGCAGCGTGGCAAGGGTTCTGAAAGCGGCATTTGAAGTTGTGAGCGCTACCCTTGCCCCTTTTTCTATTGTAGCAAGAGAGCCAAGGTCAAGTATTTGCCCTAGTAAATCCTTCCTTTCGCCCGGTCTTGCGTTTGAAAACTTTCCAGCTTCGCCCTGTTGGAGCAGGGTAGAGCTTACAAAGACATCGTATGATAGCCCAAGGACACCATTGATTACTCCCTGTGTCTCTCGAATAGTTGGACCAGTGAGTGGGTATGGAACCTCACCATCCAGCAGGGCAATCTCAAGATCGCTGCTTCCGTTGCCGTGAAGGTCTCTCCGGCGAGTGACCTGGTAGGACTGACCATCGTGCTCAAAGTCCAGCCGGACTGAACACTTGGTCGTTCCGCGCCGTACAACGTCATTGTGAGATGCTGTCCGCACTTTTCCCCAGAGACAGTATGTAACCGCTTGTAGGATAGTGCTCTTTCCGGCACCATTCTCACCGACGATTGCCACGGTGCGGAGGGCAGACAAGTCAATGTCTGCCCTCTTGTAGCTCATAAAGTTGATCAATTGGATGCGCGTTGGCCTCATGCGTACCTCCAGACGGATAGCGTGAAAATCAGCAGTACGATTATTGCTCTTCCTTTACAGAGGAGATCGATTAGTGCCCTAATGAACTCCTCTATAATTATCGCTGCCTTTTTCTCGGTATCATTCTTCGATGACTTCGTAGTCGGCATCGATGGTGTCGGCGGAAGAGTTCATCGGGCGGTGACAGCGAGGGCACTCGCATAGTTGCAGTTTACCTGTGTCCTGGTAATGCTCTGCCATTCGGAAAGATTGCGTTTCAGCCATCTCTCTCCGATCCCACGCAAATCCCTTTCTGCTGGTGAAGTTTGCTGCGGCAAAGGCGATTGCCTGTACCACGTAGAACAAATTCGGGACAGCGCCGGTGTCTTCCCACCACTGATAGGCGGGGTTGGTGACATAGTTGGGGAGGCCCATTTCATTGCTCATCACACCGATCATTGCCTTTGCGTCTTCGATTTCCACGTCTCTCATCCCGCGCAGGCGATCTGAGATTTCTCCGGCGATCCCGTTCAGCTTGCGAATCCCCTCTACGACACCATTCAGAATTTCTTCCGGCGTCAAGAAGCGGTGCTCGTGACTAAAGACATCGTTGTCGGCGAGTGTGTAGTTGAAGCAAGCAACACGCGCTATAGATGCGCGGACAGTGACCGCCCTGGTGCCCAGTTCGCTATTGATCAACGAGAGCCCGGTGTAGGCCATATCCCCGCCGCCCAGGTCGTGATCCCATTCTGGTGCAACGATTCGTAACGACATCTGTCTGTCGGAGATTTGGCTTTGGTGGACACGGGCATCCACGCCCTCGCCGTCGAAGCCCTCTTTCATTGCCATGATCATTTGGGCGTTAGATACCGGGACGTAGGAGTCTGACAGGAAGGTATCAAGGACCCCGTTACCGTCGCCGTCAAGGTGCCCACGGCAGATGATTTTTCGGTCCCGCGCATCTGTGTCCAGTCCCTCTAACTTGTTTTGGGCCATTGCAATCTGTAGTTCCGGCGCATCTTTGAAGTGGCCCAGAACGCTCACTGGAAGGCCGACCATCTTGAACAATTGGCCTGCCGCCTTCTTTGTCATCCGTTCTGATCCACTCCCTGTTTCGAGTGAGAGGCCGCCAGAGTAAGCCTTCACCGCCTCGTCAACGGTGCTTGTGTGGTCGTGGACGCCATCCGCTGCGCGGATCACCAGGTCATTTGCAATATCGTTCAGCTTGAGAAGCTCTGCCATTTTATCCTCCTAGTGCGTATGCAAGGCCGGAGGTCATTCGGGCCGCATACCGAATTTTGCTGAATTCGTCAAGGGCAACATCCTTTTCCATAGTCGCCCGGTCAAGTACCCTCTCTGCCGACTGGAAGGCATCCCATTCCAGGGAAAGCTTTCCTTTCTTCAATTCGGCGATAAGACCTTCCCTGATGAGCCTCCTGGTATCTGCCGCCCCACCAGTTAGCCGTCCTCCCTTTCCCGTTTCGTTCATCAGGGCAATGGCTAGGCCATCCTCGAACAGCGCTTTTGCTGCCTTGAATGCTCTGAGGGCAGCAAGCTCATCATTCCGCCGCTCCTCTAGGGTGCGCTGTGCATCGATAAGGCTCTGTTGAAGCCCACCGTAGGAGTCGTATAGCACATCGAAAATACCGCGTCTCCACATGACTTGTGCTTCAAGTCGTGAAACTCTGTCTTCTACTGCTGGTCCGCTCATTCTTCCTCCTATGATTCGTATTTTAATACTCTAAGGCGCTTAAATATCGCCTCTTTCATCTCTTCAGACATTCCGCTGAGTGTGCCAGCCAGAATTACAATGCCATCCCAGAACACATCTTCGCCGCCATCATAGCTCCCCCAGATATCGCCTCTTCCTGTTTCAGAAAAGCGTATGGATGGCTTGTTTGTCTTTCCTATGTCGATTGTGAATGACTCCCGTACATCATTCGGCGTGAGAGGAATTTTGGGCTCAATGAGAACTTCATCGATCTTCTTCTGAACCTGCTCAATTGGAGTTGGTGCAGGTGGAAGTTTTTCTAGTATTTCTGGCCTTGGCAACGAAATTTCACCGGTTCTTCCATCTACCTTGACAATTTCTTTGATTGGCGCTGCTCTTTTTACACCAACATCCTGTAGTTCCTCGGTCTTCCTTTCCAGTGCAAGGACCCATGTCCTGACCGTGCCAATGTGATCTTGCGCCGACGATCTACTGATTCCTTTTTTCCGGCAGAAATGTCGTAGATAATCCTCAAAGCGCGGATTTCTGTAGTCACCAAACCGGACTCCATCGTCATCTTTCCCAAAGTGCCATAGCGACTCTGAGTTGATTTCGTAAAGAGCAATTATGCCCCTTGAAAAAGCTTCCTCTGAGGCATGGAAGCTTTCACCGGCCTCAACCTCTAAGGCCCGTAGCCTTCTCTCACCCTCGATAGCTGTGATGACGCTGCTCATTTATCCTTTTCCTCGTAGACCTCTTGTGGAGTTGCTTGCTTTACAGTAATGGCGGCCTCAATTTCCTCATCTGTCGCTGTGAGAAAATCTTCCTCTTCCTCTCCATCGTCGCCATTGTGGTCACGACTGAAGACGAGGAGTTCATACCATTCTTCATCGAGCACAGAGAGGATCATTTCTCCATCCGCGTATGCAAGGCCAATTCGCTCCCGAACATGGGTTTTGAAGCCCTCAAGCATTTCAGCGTCAATGTCGAACTTACTTACATCCCTGATCATTTCAAGGGCCTCGATGATCAACCTTCCGCCCCGCTGCGTCAGGCCAGAGAGCGGGGTGTCAAAGAGGGAGTTAGAGAGGGCATCGCACTGTCGCCGATCTTTCAAGCCAAAGGCATCCATCTCGGTAATAAGGTCTTCTATTTCGCCTTCCTCCAGAAGCAACAGGTCCTCATTTTCTGGTTCACTACTACTGCTACCCCCTCCATCTGTGAGCAGGTTAGCCAAGCCATCGCCGCTGATTCCAAGTTGGCTACCAAATGCCCCTGCAAGGGTGCGCAGGGCCATTTCCTTCATTGGCCCACCGTACCGAAGCATGGCTTGGATATTGAGTGTCGCCGTGTAGACAACGAATGGTCTTTGCATCTCTTCTCTGGTATACGTGCCTTTCATGCCCAGGAGTGTTCGGCAGCAACGCAGCGATGCGCCGGTTTCTGCCCTTTGGACAGAGTAGCGCTCAACCTGCTCAAACTCGCGCCTGACCTTTGCCTCTACCCACTCGACCCACTCCTCTTTCGTTCCATCCTTGCCGGGCATATCGCCATAGAACTTATTCCTGTTCTTTGCCCTTTCTACCTGATCCCACTTTCGCTGGCGCATGAGCTTGATCACGGAGCCGTCTTCACCATCTCGATCCTTTGTTCTCAGATCAAGCGTATAGGTCTTTGTGACGCTTAGAGTCTTTCCCTCGCTGATCTTCTCGATTTTCGCAGTAGCCTGCCAGTCAATGATGTTGTTGTGCCTACTGCGCAACATTTTAGATTTTGTGATTTGGATATTGGCTGCCGTTGCCAGCTTCTCAACTTGGGAGCGAGATGGCATAAATGTTGGGTCTTGTCCCCAGGTCATTTGGTGTGCATCTGTAACATCCAGAACAACCTCGGTGGATGTTAGATTGTGGAAGGGCGACATCCTTACAACCCTGGATGTTGGAAGAAGTAAATTTCTATCTTGCGCAGTTCTTTGTAGCGCTTGTGTCATGCTCTAACTCCTTTTATTTCATTATTCAACTTGCGGCAGAAAAAGTTTACTATTTTTCAGAGAGCCCATTTAGCATTAGGCGGTCTTCGCCGTCGATGTAGATGGAGGAAATGTTATCTCTTCCTGGAACAATCGCCGGTAAGACCGAGAACGGACCCTCACCGCGAACGGTTCCAATCGTCCTGGCGAACATACCGGTATAAAACACCATCCTTGGGATAAAGTCCCCTTCGTACTCGATCTCGAACGGATCGATGTTTACCTCTCTCCCAACAACCTCTGCCGATCCGCCATCAAGCACAAGCCTGGAGACTTCATCTATCTTTGCGGCGACGTTTGCCCATTTTACAATCTTGTAAAGCTCCGCCTTGCTGATTGTCATCCCGCCAAGCGTATCAAGGTTGAAGATGGAATCGATCCATGTCTCAACGCCACTTTTCAGGCCGGTTGTCGAAAAGGAAATCTCCGAGGCGCTGTCACTGCAAGAGAGCCTTGCAACGGATTTCTCTACGACAATATGCACGATGCCATCTAGGACAGACAGCGCCTTGGACAACACGGTTCCATCCAGTGCAAGCGATTCGGGTAATTCGCCCTCGATGCTTCCCTGAATACCAATTATGCTGTTGCTGGACATGACGTAAATAATTCCATTTCTTGAAACAAGGTGAACGCAATCCGTGACTGGCGCTGCACCAAAGGTACAGATACTCGCTGCTGTCTTGAGCAGGCCAGATGGTAAGCTTGCCACCCTCTCGCCGGAAGGCCACACAGGGAAAGCATCAATTTCCATCAGGCCAATACGGATTGGTGCAACTTCATAGTCGAGGACAAGCCTCTTCTTTGTATCCCTGATCCTCACCCATCCGCCAGAATCCGTTGCTGCTGCCAGAAGGTGACTCGTGAGAGTTACTGCTTCCCCTTCTTCACAATCAAAGGCGTTCACCCTCACTATCGCGTTCTCCGTGAAATTCGTCGTTCTCAATTCCAGCCAGTCGGCGGTGACTTTGAGCCTGATGCACAAGGTCATGCCACTGCCAGTGGTCTTGGAGTATTTTGCCGCTGCTGCCACGGCGACTGAGAGTTCTTTACTATCAACTCTTGCCTTCAAGTTCAAGTACCTCCTCTGTAAACCTTTTGAACATCACATGACACGTTCTTTTGCTTGATTTTGTTATACCGACCATTCGCTGACTCGTGACTGGGATATGATCATAGTTGTGGTAATTTGCCATGATCGCAAGGGCGAAGAGTGCCCTTTTCTCGTCGTCACTTCTCATCCATCGGTCTGCGACGACTGGTATAGACCATCCCAGATCGAACTCGTCTGCAATTACTATTCCCTGGCTTCCAGCAATCCTCAAGTCAGCATAATCGGCCAGTATCATCTTTCCTTTTACGGTGTACTTTCCCTTCACCCAGTTTGTGTGTTTCCTACTGGCAATGGTCAATATCCACGTTGTCCACTTGGACATCCAGGGAAGAAATCTTTTCTCTTCAAAGCCCTTCCAGGCATCAAGTGCAACAGCTTGACTGATATCTTCTGCATCGAAAATTCCAACACCTTTTCCTAGAAGGAATGGAACAACCCCACTTTCAGGCCAAGCATGATTAAAAGCTTGCCTTGTAAGGCCCTCCACTTCCAAGAGGTATTGAAAGGTCTCCCAGGCAAGGGTGAGAAAGTCATCCCCGGTCTTGCCAAAATCTTCTGCGTTGGCAACCGCCTCTTGAGCGATCTCAGGCTGACCAAAGACTTCCTCGCCGATCTTTAGGATATTAACCATGAGGAAACATCACTGGGGAAAAGTTTGAAAGCAATAATTCTGGCCTCTTTTTCCTCCCCTTCTTCACCGGCGCGACGGAATAATACGGCTCTAGTTCAAGCATCCATTCCGCGAATGGTAAGTATGTTGATCTGGCTTTTTCGCAGTCATTGATTGTGAGGAGGAATTTGCCAGGATATTCACCAAGATACTCAGCAAGATCACGATGGGAAAAGTCAACCCCATAGTCCTCATCGCTGTCAAACCAGGGCGGATCAAAGAATGCAACATCTGCGGGTGGCAAATGTTCGTAGCTACAATGGAAAATATCGGCTGCCTGGAGTGGCGCACTTGCTTGGTGAAGTAACGGGATGTATTTCCTTTGTAAATCCACTCCCCATGTTCCGAGCCTGGTGCCTGGAGTAAGATACGGTCGTCCCTCTTTCTTTTTCACCACGCCGTTGTAGCAAGTTGTTAGGAGGAAGAACCATACGCCCGCCGAATCAAGCAGTGATGAATCACCAATCCTCTCCTGCCACGCGATGAATTCTTCTTTTTCTGGTACAAGTTCCTGAAGTCGCTGGCACAATCCTACTGGATCATCTTTTATATGCTGGAGTAGATTTGTGTTGTACCATTCTATGTCAGATAGATAAGCTGCATCCGGGCGTAACTCGAAGAACACCGATGCCGAGCCACACATCGGCTCGGCATAGGCGTTAAACCCCTCGCGTCTGAAGATTTCCGAAATAAGCCCGGATGTCTTCTTCGATGATCCAGCGTATGGGAAAAGCTGGTTCATGGATGGTTACTCCTCTTCTTCCTGCATGACCTCTTTCATCAGATCGATCACTGCCAGCAATTCCTGGATGGTAGTGACCATATCTTCCAGCAATGGTTCATAGTGCTCGCTGGCCTGGAGCCATCCATCCGTGTTGAACGACAGCAGCCATTCAACAACTTCATCGTAGTCGTATCTTTTGTTGATGCGCAAGAAATAAGAATCTTTTCTTGACATCTTCGTTACAAACCCGAACTCCCCTGCGAGAGATGCGATCAGGGTTGGCGCATAGAAATCGATACAATCTCTGAATGACCCTCTCTCAACAAATACTGTCTGTTTCTTTTTCGGCTTCTTCACCTTCTTCACCTTCTCACTCTTCTCTTTCTTCCGTCGATTCTTCTTCATTTTTCCTCCTCATCTAATAATTTTTCTGCAAGGGCAAGTGCTCCCTGCATTAACTCCTGCGGCACGTCTTCCAATTCCATATATCTTTTTAGTGCATCCTCTGTTGTCATTTTCATGGCGTCATCCGAAGAAAGTCTTTGTCGTTGATCTCTTTTCGGCGGGATGGTTACGATTTCATACCATGCACACTTTGGTATTGTGTCAGGTTCCTCTTCGTCGTGCCTGACCTTGATCTGCAAGAATGCGTTCTTATCTTCTTCGATCTCCCCAAGCTCACTGACTTCTGCCTGGATGAACTTGGGTGTTTTTAGCGGGATGCGCTCGACGACTCCATCGTGAAAGTAGATGAATGATTTTTCTTGCTCGGTTTCATTGAAGGAAACGGGACAGATCGAACCGGTGTAGTGAGCGTTATCTGTGCCGGGCACTGTTTGTGGCCTGTGCAGATGACCAAGGAAGCAGGTCCCGAACATTTTGAACCAGCCGGAGGGCCACAATACATCAGAAGTGATGAGTGTTGAGGTTTCACTGCCCATCGTCCCGCCAAGGGCAGAGGCGTGGGCCAGCAGAATCGATTCTTTTTCTTTATCGAGTTTTGAAGCCAGAAGGCGAAGGAGCATTTCTATTGCCCCGTGTGTGCTTTCACCATCTGCGCCGAATGACGCAGCGGCTTTTTGGGGCAACCAGGGCACTGTGACTAATTGCCAATCTCCAAGATCGAGGCAATCGGGTTCTTTGAGAACGTGTACATTCTCGTAAAAGTCAAATACATCGAGTGTAGTCGCGCCACGACCGGCAAGGTCATGATTCCCAGGTGTCATGTAGATTCCGTTTATTGCTGTCTTGGCAATTGCGTCGATGTATTCGCCAAACTCTCTAAGCTGACTTGCAGGTGGCACCCTTGTTCTGAAGGCATCGCCTGCAAATAGAACAGCATCGGGTTCTACCTTCGCCGAGAATTTCCGAATTTGCTCTAGCGATGAGAGAATGTGTTCCCTGATCGGATATTTGTATTCTCCAACGTGCGCATCGGCGAAGACGATGAGCTTCGGCCTCTCTCCAAAATAGACATCATATCCGGTCATTCCCTTAAAAGCACGCTGTCCCCTAAGTGGCTTATTTGCCATGTAGACAATCCTCCTTTTTTAATTCGGCCCGGCAGTGATCTTCAGGTTTTTTGTATTTAGTTTTTTGCAGGTTATACTACCGGGCCGTACCCGCAAATGATGCACGCAAGAATCGAACTTGCTTCCAGCCCATTGCTGTTTCTGCCATCCACCGTCATGGATCGTCTGTGCATCACCCAGTCTTTCCCGGTGTCACCGTTTTGAGGGATGGACGGTTTACCAACGCCAACTGCTGTCATACAACTTGATGCGCTTCACTCCGATGCGCAACGCACGCCTAGAACATGCTCGGAGTTATAGTTGGCTCGCGCATGGTGGACCTGGCCGGATTTGAACCGGCGACCGACCGGTTATGAGCCGGGCGCTCTTCCACTGAGCTACAAGTCCGCAAAAATGCCGGATACCTCATAAACGATATCCATGCACCGATTTGTAAATAGTCTTGCTTTTTCTATTTGAGCATTCACTGCTTCCATTGGAGTATCATAACTCCCTTTATGGTACCAGTATGATGGGGAGCCACCAAAAAGCCTTGTTTCACTCAAATAGGCATGAAACTTGCCATTAACAGATTGATGCACCGATAAGTATCCGTTTCTGGCACAATAGCACCACTTGAGATTGTGCCAAATACCTACTTCCCATCCCTCACCATCAAGTTGAGCTATCAACTCCCTTGCCGCTTTTTCTGCTTCCTCACGAGTCATCGGGTTCCACCTTTCCCATTTCAAGAATGAGGCGTGCCCTTGTGGGTAAGTTTCTCATTTCAAGAGATCGAATCCAGTTCTGGACTTTCCTTGCACCATGATACCACACTAGAAAGGCAAGGCAAATTGCATCTACCTCCCTGGTATTCTTGTGGCACTGCCGATGCAGCGTCACGCAATTGAACTCACTGTTTACCCGGTCGTCGGCGGGGAGATCGCCTTTCTTGATGATTGCCTCATGGACATCGCCGCTACCATACAGGCCGTTTCCACATACAAGGCATACGTTAGACTGCATATCTTCGAGGAACTGCCGCAGCAGATCACGCTCGGAGGGGTACTCGCTATCTCGCCAATCATCTTCTTCGTATGCTTTGCTCATTTTGTCTTCCTCCACCCGCACCATTGGCACCAGCTTCCGTTGATTGGGTGTGGTCCCATCGAGCGCGGATTGCATTCTTCCGGCGAGGGACACTTGGCTTCTGTCTCCCACCAGTTTCCACCGTGATGTTTTGGCGGGTTCTCAATCAAATTGATCTCTGGTTCATACTCAGGATAAAAGCTGCGGATTGATCTCACCGCACTATGGTTCTCTGGGGTAGCCAGCCTTCTTGCTTCTTCAACAATCTCCTTGTTGGCAACGCTGACAACCTCCCTTGCTTTCGTTCGCCACTCATCCGAGAAGCGTTCGTCGTCGTGAAAGTGCTTTAACTTCCATCCTGGTACGGGCCAAAAAACTGTATCATCGCCGTACCCGTTGTAACAATGATTCAGGTGTTTGTATTTTCCGACAATCCACCCTCTCGTTCTTGGGTGATCTAGGGGTAATGGCTTCCATAATCGGCGCATGAGTTTCTTGAATTTCCCGTACTTTTCATCCCATGAGCTATGACCCTTCCAGCCAGAATCCACTACATAACATCTGAAATCTTGTGTGCGAATAACCATTTGTGGCAGGTGGCATGGTGGACTATTCCCGTATTTTGTGTAGATAGAGCGCGTAAAGTATGTCGGAAATCCAGGAGGATCACCAACGCACCCGTTCCCAGGGTCCTCCTGCAAGAAGTATGTCGGCGGAATGGGATATTCCCTCAATCGCCGAAGCTGTTTCATGTTAATCGTTGACCAATCCATCTTAGCCGCCACACTTTTGAACGCCTGGCGTTTCCATAAGTTGGATTAGGGGGATAGGCGGCTTCTCTTTTTCTTCCTTCGGCGCGAATTGCTCATACCTTGCCTGGAGCCACTTCGACATCAACTCCTGGCCTACAATATCTAGCCTTTTCCAGAACTTGATCCCGCTGTAATCGCATTCCGTAATGAGGCGTCTGTAATAGCCGATCTGCGGATAAGAATCCTCGTCAAAACATTCCTTGACAAATCTGTCAGGACCGTTCATTGCCTGTGCAAGAACATCAATCATCAGATTCCAATTAAGCATTCTGCTGTCTCCTTTTTTGTTCTCTTTTCCTTCTGGCGGAGAGCCCACACTCGCCGCGCCTTCCGGTGCAGTATCTTTGCCCGAATCCGTGCTCAATAAATGGCTTTCGGCAGACTCGGCAATAGCCGATATTGGGAACAGGGATAATATGCGCCTTTCCAAAGTCTAGCAACACTGCCCTCGTGTTTGGTGGTCTGAATTCTGCCCTTGGATCACTCGGACATTCTGCATCCTCAAGATCAATGATGGCCTCGGCGAGCCATGTTGGTATTTCTGGCTCTCTACCATCGTTGACAGTGGAAGCAAAAACAGAAAGGCTCTTCCAGTTAAAGCCAAAGACCTCGCCCATCTCTGCCCAGGTGATGCCCCAGGATTTCTTTAACCGTTTCAGTATATTCCTTGCCTTATCTTGTGTTTCCTTACTCATGGCAACTTTTTCCTCTTGAAAGGCATACCAGGATACTCTCTCTCATTTTTTGGAGCTTAGAAGCTGGCTTAGAACTCTGTAGAATTATTCACTTTTTTTGCGACAAAGTTTACCAGTCTGTATCAATGACTTTGCAGCCATTAGATGTCCACCCCGACTTACATTCGTTTGGACACGAGCCATCGGTACATCCCTTGTATTCCACACAATCACTTGGATTCTTTATCCTGCAACACGTCAGGACGTAGCTTTTATCTCAGCCAACGCTGCACGCCATCGCGCCAAGCACAAGGAGAATCACCACAATAAGGACTATGAATCTTGCAACAGTTTTATTCATCTCTTCTCCTAGAAAGGCACTTCTTCTGCGTCTCCGATTGGCAGGAAGTCAAGGGCAACCTCTTTATAGCAATGTGGGCACTCGAAATTGAGGCCAAATCTTCGCGTGTTTTCATCTAGGTATGTAAATAGAAGGACGCTCTTTTCTACTCTTTGAATTTCGCTCCCGCAACCACCACACTTCACCGGACTTGGCCCACTCTCTGCCGCTGCCTTGAGAGCATCAAACTCACTGTGCAGGGCAGAGATTGCATTGAATATGAATGTAGAAGTGTTCTCAAATCCCGCAGCGATGACTAACTTATCAGTCTCTTTGATTTCACTCATTATATTACCTCCAACTCACTTTCCCAGGCATAGTCACAGTATCCACAACACGACTGGATTCCGTACCGATTTTCGCCATCATTGAAGATGTATTTCGTTTCTACTTCGATATCTCTCAGTGTGTTGCAGTCTGTGCTACTTGCTCCGTTCAGGTAGTCATGGATAACGAGTCTGGCACCTTTCTTGAGTGTCATTCTTTCCTGTAGCTCGCCGCGAACGACCAGATCAAGAATATCGCTTGCCTTTAGCATGGCGTACCAATTGCCAACATAGAAACAGTTGGTCCAAACATCAACCAGGTCTTTCGGCTTCACCAGTGGGTCCGTTCTCGTTGGGCAATCATACCAGCGCCCACTTGTCTGGAAAAACTTGGCAATATCTGTCGGATTCACGCCTAGCCATTCAAGTTCCTCCATAAAATCCTGGTACTCTGCTGCTGTCCACTGTGGAGCATAGTGCTCAACGGGAAGTCTCAGGGCAAGATAGGCGTTGGTGTACCTTGCAATTCGTTCGAGATCAATGCTGACAATTGGATATACTTCATGGCGCAGATCGTCGGTGGTTGTTTCTAGCTCGAACTCTTCTATTGCTTCCTGAAGAAGAAGTTGTTCTAGTTCCCAAATGTATTCGATTGCGCCTTCGTAGAGTTCATCTTCTACTTCAAACCTTCCTTCCTCGCCGTCTTCGATGAGCTTGGTTATGTGCTTCTCCGAGAGCCCAGAAGTGCTATCCCAATAAGGCTCGATTGGCCTGGTATTGAGCCAGTTCTGAACGGCGACGATGGAAAGTGCATCCCACCACTTTGTAATTGATCGATGCTTGTGATACTGTTTGTAGAGTGGGCCATCTTTGCAGTATGGACACCCGCCCCTGCTGGCATACCCCTTCTCGACATCCATATCAACTACTGGCTGAAGCGGCTGCCGCTGGTGCCGGTAGCATACAACAACATCTCCAGGGCCAAAGCCAAAGCCGGTTGGCTGCGCCCAGGGGGTCTTCCCGCCGATCTGATAAAAAGTTCTAGTCATTATCTTTCTCCCAATGCTTCATCTACCTTTTGTGTCAAGTCATTAAGCCACTGGATTGGCTCGTTGGTCAAGGGTTCAAGTACCCACTGGGTGCCATACTTGTATCCGCATGTTGGGCAAGGTCGAGACAGCAATCCTTCTGGGTGTTCCCTGAAACCGACCCAGTGGGCAACCTTTTCCTCTCTTGATTCTTCCTTGATCCATCCGTTTTCGAGGGCTAGAGCAACATCTTCGTTGTCTGGGTGACGCGCAAGCGTGGCTCGTTTTACAATTTTTGCCTCTTTTTGATATGCGGCATACTTTCTCTGGGATAGTTCCCCTCGTCTGGCAAGTGAGGATTTGTTGAGATAATCCTCTGTCCATTTATACTCAATGAGCGTCAGGACCTTATCTTTATTCCACTCATCCACACCGGCCCGGTGAAGTGTTCGCTGATGTTCACATCCTGGCCTTAGATCGTTAAGGTGCCAGTAATTGCAGAGCCGAAGTAGCTCATCTACCGTTTCCTTGTCGAATCCAGGGGCGTAGGATTTAAGAGTTGGTCGCTCCCTGAACATATTCTCGCTGCACCTGCCCTCGAATGTAAATCTCTTGCCCCTGATTTCAATGTTGATGTAGGCGGGTGCATTAAGCTTTGTTCCACGACTATTATACGTCTCCATTGTGCCGATATGATATGTTACTCCTGCCATTTTTCCTCCCTAAATCCACCGGCGAACTTGGTAATATCTATGTCGCCAATCTCTTCTTCTTCCGGGAGTCTCCCGGACACCTGACGCCAAATCAATAGGTCTACTCTCGCCGGTGATAAGCTACCAAAATATGCGCCAAACAAGAGTAAGGCAACACCCT